CCCAGGAAGGTGCCCCCCGAGAGGGGTGGTATACCCCCCTTCTATTGGGATGTAGAGTTCTATCAAAATTAATGCTTTTTAAAACAATTTCAATTCTTGCTTTTGGTCTGGTGGGTCTGGCACCCCTTTCCGCAAAGGCAGCGAGCGGATGTTCCCTCGCCTCACATTATGGAATCGGTGATGGATATCATGGGCAGACAACTGCCAATGGAGAAAGATACAATGCTTATGGGAAATCGGTAGCACACAAGTGGTTGCCATTTGGTACAAAGTTGAGAGTGACGAATCAACGAAATGGTAAATCAGTGATTGTGCGTGTGAATGATCGTGGTCCTTATGTAGGTGGTAGGGATCTAGATCTATCCTATGGTGCATTTTCTACTATTGCTTCACCAAGTCAAGGTGTTGCTAGTATTTGTTATAGTAGAGTTTGATTATCGGGAGGGTGACCTCCCTTTTTTTGTATAAATATTTTGAAGGACATCAATATACGATTGTATCATGCCAAATACGTTTGACGGTATTATTAATGAACCAACAGTAGATTATCTAGGTAAAGATGGATTTTTCTGGTGGTTTGGTGAAGTTGTAGATAATAAAGATCCATTAAGACTCGGTAGATGTAGAGTCAGGATCATGGGATGGTACACTGGTCTTGATGATAAGTTCAAGGAAAAGATACCAAACGAAGATCTTCCCTGGTCAGTAGTTTTACAACCAACAAATCAACCTGGAGTTGAAGCATCTGGAGAATCTGCAGGACAATTGCAGAATGGTGCTATGGTTATGGGTTTCTTTCTTGATGGTCAAGAAGCTCAGCAACCTGTTATCATGGGTGTTGTTAGAGCAAGAAAGCAACCTGGGGTTGGTATAGGTGAGTATAATTCTATTTTTGGTAATGATAAGTATAGTGCAGAAGCAAATCTATCTCTAAAATCTAGTGCTACTAATAGAGTTGATACTGGAGCATCAGCACCACCAAATTCATTAAATACTCCAGTTAACGAGAAGCAAGTATTTTCTGATGCAAATACATTTGCTCAGGTTCAATTTGGTGGTAGTTCTGCTAACCCTGCAGTTCCTACTATTGCAGCATCTCCAGCAGCCAACGCTGTTGCTGGTAGCGTCAATACGTTTGAGGGAACTTTAACTAGAATGCTGCAGAACATTGCGATCACTGGTGCAAATGTAGTTTCTATTGGTAAAAACAGTTATGTCAGTATCAGTAGTGGATTACCAGTTAACATGTCTGCACTTACTGGTTCTGTAATCAATTTAATATCTGGAGTTTTATCTGAAGCACTTGCTGCTGTTAAAGAATTGTTTTTACAGACAATTTCTGCTGGTCTTAAAGCTTTAAAAATTGCAGGTATCACTGGCATTCCTGGAGTTGTAACCACTGCTATTCAGGCAATTCTTCAGGCAGTTCTGAGAGTTCTTTGTGGATTGGACTCCACTTGGCTCAGCGTAACAATGAATGTTCTGTCTCAAGGTATTGAGGGTTTTGTTCAATCTGTTGTTGGATCTTCGTTTGATCAATTGACATCTCTAATACAAGGTGCTTTTGATGATATTGTTAACCAAGTACTTTGTACAATTAGTGATGCTATTTCTGGTATCAATGGTATTGTTAGTGCAATTTCTTCCGCTGTTGCAGTTTCGAAGACAGTATCTAATGTAATGAAGAGTGGAACGGCATTCTTCCAAAATCTTGAGAAGATTAATATTCAAGATCTCAGTAGTATCACTAGCATTATCAGTCTTCTGTTGGGACTAATACCAACAATGTGTGATCGCACTGCTCCTGGTGGAGATAAGATTACGTCATTTGTACCTTTCCTTGGAACTACTGATTGTAACATCTCAGAATCAAATCCATTAGGATCAATTGCTGCTGGTTGTGGACAAGCAGTAACAACTAATACTACTGTTGCTGCAGTGAAATCTTCTGTTAATGCTGTTCAAGCAATTCTTGAAGATGCAAATGAATACTTGACAACTTCAAGTAATCAATTAAGTGGATATAATATGATTCATGGTGGTACTCCAGGTAGGCAATCCACTATTGAAAGACGTGCTAGTGGTATGTCATGGTGGAGTATTCGTTCTAATAATCAGGAATATCGCAACTGGAAAGAAAAGTATGATGCTGAACAGCAGAATAAGTCTACTGGAGCACAGACCGCACCAAATCCCCAGAAGACTGTTTTTGGTGATGTCATTACCTTCCCTGGTGCAACTAAGGTAGAGACTCAGAAAGATTTCCTACTTGAAAACCTTGGTGAGTTCCAGCAGAATGTTGGAGGTAGTTATAAGTTAAAGATCACTGGAGATCTTGATATTGAAGTTGGTGGAAGATTGGCATTCAAAGTCAATGGTGCTCCATTGCCAGTAACATCAACTGGAGCAAAAGGTAATACTAGTGGAAAGCAATCCAAGAATGTTATCGTTTTTGATAGTGACACTGAGATTGCTGGTAGAGGTAAAGTCTCTATGCAGGGTATGGGATCAACTATCGCATCCAAACCTGGAACTGATGTTAAGATCATGACAGATACGATGAACTTAAATGCTCCATCGTTAAACATCAACTGCACAAATGACCTCAAGTTGGCTGCAGGTAATGCAATCTATGTTGAGACTCCCTCACTAATTAGAAATATCAACTTCCCACCTCTACCTAGAGCAAAGTCTGGTATCTTTACGATCATGCATGGTTCATATGACATGATTATCAATCCTGGATTGGGAGCAGATGCAGTTCCTAGATATACTGTGAACAATACTGCTGGACCAATCTCACTTTTAGTTGGAACTGGTGGTATGTTCTTTACTGTTGCTGCGGGAGGATTAACCGCTACAGTTACCACAGGTGCAATCGCTATGAGTGCTATCGGCGGTGCTCTATCATTGAATGCTGGACAAGCCATGACGATGACCGCTGCAACAATCATGACACTAACCGCAACGACCATTAAACTGAATTGACAAACCGCCTGGACCTGTGCTAGGATGTCGTGAGACCCCCGAGCACCCCTGATGAATATCCGTCCCGATGCCACGCTAGACCATGTGGTAATTGATTTCACCAAACGTACTGTAGAAATGCATGGTACTGATGGTGAGTTTCAGACAGTCGCATGTGAATGGAATGAGGAGGGTTTACAAGAGTTTGAAAATATGGTAAACTTCTGCCAGGAAACTCTTCCCGCTGAACAACGAATTTATAAACTATGAACACACAAGTCCCAGTAATTACTCTTGATGAACTTGCTGAGTACGCTGATTTTATTGTTGATACACTTGTAGGACGAAATAAGATGTCTTTCCGTGTTACAAGTGAAAGTGGAGATGTACTCTTGGTTCCTGTGATTGAAAAGGCACCTCTTCCTGAAGATTTGATTGAAGAGTTGCAACAGATGCAAAAGGTTCTTGAGTCTCCTGAGACTGCTCTTGCTGGTCCTCCTCCTCTTGACATCCCTTTCTGAGTCTGGTATCATACATACATGCGGTTGAGAGACCGCGATTCTTTCGGGAGTGTAGCCCAGCGGAAGAGGCAAACGACTTAAAATCGTTCAAGGGTGGGTTCGAATCCCACCACTCCTATTCCAACTAAATAGTTGGAAATTTAGTGAATGGAGACGGTATGCCTTGGAAAATTTAGGAAAGCATTGCACCCTTGAAGTTTATGGCGTTCAAAGTGAATTACTTGATGATTTAGACTTCATTGATAAAACACTACGTCAAGCAGCAATTATATCTGGGGCAACAATTTTAAATTCTGTTTTCCATAAATTTGAACCCCAAGGCATTACTTTTGTTCTCCTCCTTGCTGAATCACATATTTCAATCCATACGTGGCCAGAGAAAGGTAGTGCCGCAATTGATATTTACACTTGCGGACTAAGCAATCCTGAATCTGCCGTTTGGCATGTAATTGAACAATTTAAACCAAAATCACACGCAACTAAATCTTTCCCTAGAGGTGGGTATGAATTTTGAGATTGGATCTTATGTCGAATGGAAACACATTACGGGTTATATTCGATTTATATCTGATCAATATATTACTATTTGCGTGAATGTGGATGCTGATGCGTATCTTGATTGTTGTGTAATCTGTCATCCTACTTTTTGGGATGAAGTGATTGTACATAGTAATGTGCCACCAGTGTATCCAGTTATGAATCCAGCAAGGTCTCTAAAGTAAAACATTTATGTACAAGATCACTCAGGCGTATTGTTGGTATAATAGAGGCGAGATGATTGTTCGAATGTACTTCATCAATTCTTTCCCCTTTACGTTTGATGAACTTGAAGAAAATGCTATCTACGATGAAGATCTGATCAAACAAGCAGATCAACAAAGAAGGTGGGAACCAGAAGACCTATATAAAATATCTTTCTATTTGATTGATGAGGAGGCACACCCATGTCTGTTTGATGTGGAACTGGAAAATCCAGAGTGTATGCCTCCAGAATACGATTAATGCCTCTGTAGCTCAGTGGTAGAGCAGCGGTTTTGTAAACCGCTGGTCGCAAGTTCGAATCTTGTCGGAGGCTTTACATACTAAAATATTATTATGGATGTACTTGTGTATGATACTACTGGAAATGTAGTCAATAATATCCATATTGATGATAATTTAGAGTACGTTGATGGTAGAGTATATAAAGGTAGTCAAATCTATTACAAAGGAGTTGGTGTACCATATACATCTCATCATACTGATTTGCAAATTTCAGATGAGTATGACATAATATCAGAAAGTCCAATCTTTTACCTGGGCACTCAGGTATCCAAGAAATGTTTCCAAGGTAAGGTAGGAATCTTTCAAGAGAAATTCCAACCACAATTTACTGACTGGATTGGATCATGTGGAATAAAGGAACTAAACATCCTTGAGAATCTATATGATGAACCAAGTTTTGAAAAGAACTCTATTGATGTACTTGGTTATGAAACAATAGATGAATCTTCAGAGCAGTACTACTTGAAAGTTCTCTATCAATGTAATAGAATCTTTTATATGCAACAACCACAATCACACAAACTTCGTGAGTTGTTGGATTATATGATTACCAATAATTGGAACTTCCCATGGGATAAAAATTCCATATCTGATATTTCATATAGTGGATTGGTTACTGATGTTGCTGATATTTTCAATTCAGATCAATTGATGCATAAGATAGGTACAGTATATTCTGTTCTGTATAGTTTGCACAATTCAAGTTACGAAGAGTATATTACCTTCTGTGAATTTAATGGATTGATTCACAATAACAGCATGGACATTGTATTCAACTCCATGTATCTCCTTGCCATGAATGGAGTTGATATTACTCCACTTATTGTTGGTAATGGAACTGACACTTACAAGAACATAATTATGAATTACCTAGTTGTAGGTAAGAACTGTGGATATTGTGGTGTTGGTAGTTGCAAAAACAGGATTGACCCAAATCAATCCTACGGTGAGTATATTCGCAATGAATATATTAATCGAACTAAGACAATTTTATCATAAATACTAGCGTATGCAGTAGGTATACATGCCACCAGAGACAGAGCGAAGAACTTACTTTGCTCCAACTAGAGATCCCTGGAATCCCCACATATATCAGATGCTGAAGTATGTAGATAAATTACAAGAATTTTATTTGAGTACTGGGGATCCATTCTATGAAGAGCAGTCTCAGATAGTTCGTACTTTAGTGAAAGACTTAAAGAAGAAGATACATTCAATCGAAGGATTTGACGGACCACCATTTTAGTGGTATAATAAGTTGTCCGTGTGAAGGAAGTAATAGGACTAGGTGAAATACCCTAGTCCTTTTTCTTGTATAAATAAATCTGAAGAACAATCCCCCCGAAGGTTACTTGTGGCTGGAACCAAAAAAATATCACAATTAGAAAACTTAGCGGATGATTTGCTTACTGGTGAAGCTATTGTACCAGTAGTTATTGCTGATCCTCTAATCCCAAATAGAAAAAGTAAAGTAAATCAGTTATTTCGTGGTGTTGCAGCGGGAACTAAAACTGCTCCTGGACTAGCATTTGACCTTGATCGTGACACTGGATTATATCAAAACGCTTATAATGAACTTGGAATTTCTTTTGGTACTTCTGGATATTACTTTTCTAAAATCACAGAAAGTGCTGCTAGTACAGTAACAGCGAAACTGCAGGCAGTTGACACTACAGCAAATAATGTTAATATTCTTTTACAACCAAAAGGATCTGGAACTGTAGGTGTTCAACCTGGATCTATTTTTAGATTGCAGGACACACAATTCGAAGTTGTTGATGATGTTAGCAGCAACAAGAGAGCGAGATTTGAAGTAAGCAATATTGGTACTGGTCTAAGAATTTTCTCACTACCACTAGTTGACGTTGGAAATAGCACTACACTAGTTGGTACTGATACATCACAAACTATCACCAACAAAGTAATTAGAGTAACTGAAAACAATCTCTACATTACTGATGGTAATAAAGAAGCCAAGTTTGGTATTGACTGGGTTTTAACTAACTCTGGCACTAAAACTTATTTCTTCCCAGATCCTGGTTCTGGTGTAATTCAAAGTACAATTGTCGATGATCTATCATCACAGACGATTTCGAACAAGACTTTTGTTCAACCAAGTTTTGCACTGAACGCATCCACAAGTAACAAGGCATTGTTTGATGCTTCTTTACTTACTGCTCCAAGGACTGTAAGATTCCCTGACTTAAGTATTACTCTGGTTGGTACTGACTCAGCACAGACAATTACTTCCAAAGTATATCAAGATGCTGTATTTGCTACGTCAACAGATCCAACCAAAAAGATTCAATTTGAACTAAGTAATCTTCTAACCGCAACAACTAATAGTTTCTCATTTCCTACGACACTAAATAGTACAGCAACAAGCATTCTTGTTTCTGAGTTAGCATCTCAAACAATCAAAAATAAATTATACGATCAACCAGTATTTTCTGACGTTAGATCATCATTGAGACGAGTTGTTTTTGACCTAACTAATATTAGTGAAACGAGAACTATACAATTTCCAGATGGCGATGCTACATTACTATCCACCAACAATGCTGGATCACTAGAGAATATTGATTTTGGTGGAGCAATTACAGCAAAAAATCTTGGAGGAAGACTCAAACTACAGGCACATTTTCAATCAGGATGGTAGATAACAAATGACCGCAGGAAAACTAGCTTCGGCAAAACCTTCAGCAACTACAGATACCCTTTTATACAGATCTCCAATTGGAAGTTCTGCTAGTGCAGTTCTTAACGTAACCAATCAGGGATCCTCTGCTTCGACTTATAAAGTCGGTCTAAGAGACTATGACCAAATTTTAACTGTAGATGCTAGTAACTATGAATACAGAAAAGGTAACGTAGTAAGTACTTACCAGTTAGATCTAATTCCTGGTGTTCAGGCAAATGCTCTTGTACCTGGAAGTTTGATCACAACAGATAGTCAAAATGCAACCTTCAGATATCTTGATGTTGTAACAGATGATAGCATCATTGAAGTTCCAACTAAAGTGGATGACGTTGGTAATTTTAACTTGGGTGTTGCTCCTACTGGAGGAACAATTGCGGCTGGAGATACTTTAACTGGAGCAAATGGACTTACTGCTCTAGTCTATTCTTATCAATCTACTACCAACGCAATTTCTGCTGGTATTCCTGACGTTACTAGTGCTGCAACCAATTTAAGATTTGCAAATCTCACTAATGTTGCTTCTGGTAAGTATGTTGCCATTCCAGGAGTTAGTACAACACCAGGTTCAAATGATTTTGAAATTGTATTGCTTGGTACTTTTACTGGATTCATTTCTGCTGTAACTAGAGCACAGTTCGGAACTACTGCATCTGCTCACAAGAGTGGTTCAACTTGTTCTGTACTTGGTACTACTGCAACAACTACAACTCTCTCTAGCGGTATTGATGGTGTTGTAACTAGTCTAGATGTTGCAAGTGCTACTGGATTAACCATCGGTAATTATATTAAAATTGATAATGAATTGATGGAAATTCTTGGTATCAATGGTACAACTATTGATGTTTCTAGAGGAAGATTTGGTACAACTGCCGCTGCTCATCTTGCTGCCGCCACCGTTTCATACTTTACATATGATGATAGAGTTATCCTCAACTTCTTTGATCAAGATGAAGTAGTGACTGTTGGACCTGTAGCATCCGAAGTAAATTATAGTACTTTAACTAACAACCCATTCTCACCAACGAAGAAATTTGTTTATGATATTGGCAGTGTTGGCATTTATCAGAATATTACCAACTTCTCTGCCATCTTGAATAGGACATATAGATTCCTTCAGAATGATTCATCAAACACGAACCATTCACTTAGATTCCGATTAACTGGAGAAACAGCAGAATATGCAACTGGAGTTTCTATTGTTGGTATTGCTGGATCTGCTGGAGCATACACTCAAATTGATATCACTTCAACTACTTCTGTCAATTTAAATATTGTTGATTTAGACGAAGATGGATTGGGTGGAGGTGTTACAATTGATAATACTCCACTTTATAATAGTATTTACGTTTATGATATTGATGGTACGATCTCAGTAACTGATTCTTTTGATACTGGTTCTGGTAGTAACGATGTAGGCGCTGTTCATATTGGACCATATGGTTATGTACACAGTTACTCTGGAACTGCACTCAAAGTTTCTCTTGGACTTAATTCCGTCGCTTTTGCTGAAATAACCACTTCCATTACTGGATCTAATGGTACTAAGACAATTACGGTTGGCTCTGCCACTGGACTTGTTAAAGGTATGTCAGTTTCTGGAACTGGAATTGCATCTGGTGCTAGAATCACCGCAATTAGTGGAACAACCGTCACACTATCAATTGCAAACACTGGTGCAGTTTCTGGAACTGGAACATTTGAACATATGTTATATGATTCTCCTAGAGAAGTTGGTGTTGTGAGATCCTTTGCTACTGTATCATCTCTTACTTCTGCAACTTCTGTAAATGCAGAAGATTATATTCTGTTTGATAAGTCATTAGCAACAAAGGTAACTGACAAAAATACAAGTATTGTAGTTGGTCCAGGTCAATCAATTGTTGTAAATTCTAGTGTTGCTGACCTTAGTTATGTTCTAAATGGATTCGAAGACACTACATCGGACTTTGAAGTTCTACTTTATAACAGAGTTACTATCTAATTAAGTAATATAGGACAATAAAACTATGTCATTAACAAGACTCAAGAATATTATTACGTCCAGAACGGGACGTATCATCTACGTCAATCCCGATGATTTCGACGCTTCGGACTCGATTGACAATAGAGGTAACTCTGCTCTTAGACCTTTCAAGACTTTACAGAGAGCACTTCTTGAAGTATCACGATTCTCGTATCGTGTTGGTCTTTCTAATGACGAGTATGATGCATTCAGCATCTACCTATACCCCTCTGAATATATTATTGATAATCGTCCAGGAGAAATTCTATACACAGAAATTCCACCTCTGGATGAAAACTCAAACTTTGATGTGACAAGTCCTAACAATATTCTTTATAAATTTAACTCTGTTGAAGGTGGTGTTATTGTTCCTAGAGGTTGTTCTATCGTAGGATCTGACCTTAGAAGAACTAAGATTATTCCTAAGTACATTCCTTATCCTACAACGAGACCATCTCTAGGCATCACCACAGTTAACGAACCATCAAAGGCTGCAATCTTCCGTGTAACTGGTGGTTGCTACTTCTGGCAGTTCTCCTTCTTTGATGGTGACTCTACTGGTGTTTACTACAAAGAGAATGATGCTACTACAATCCAACCAAACTATTCACACCACAAACTAACTGCATTTGAGTTTGCTGATGGTAGAAACGAACTCAGACAGTTAATTGCTGATGGAAATGTAAAACCAAACTTTGATATTAACTCTTCGATCATTCCTGATCTTCAGTCCAGAACTGACCTTGAGATCTACTATCAGAAGATTTCGAGAGCATTCACTTCTATTCCTGATACCTCTGGTACTCCATCACAAGACCAACTACAACCAAGAATCGAAGAAAATAGAATCGTTGGACCTATCTCTGACGAATTCCAGGTTCTTCAGATTACTAGAAACGGTCAGACTGCTACTGCAATCACTGTTGATGAACTAGGTAATCCTAAGAATCACGGATTCTCCGTTGGGGTTTCTGTTAATATTTCAGGTGTTACTGGATCGACTGGTACTCAGTCTGAACTGGATGCCTCTCTCTACAATGGATCCTTCCAAGTAACATCTGCACAAGGAAACGTATTTACCTATCAGATGTCTGATGAACCAACTGGTAATGCTGTTGGATCTAACATTCTAGTTAAGGTTGAGATTGATACTGTTGACTCATCATCTCCATATGTGTTCAACCTATCCCTACGTTCTGTGTGGGGTATGAATGGTATGCACGCTGATGGTGGAAAAACCACTGGTTTCAAATCCATGGTTGTTGCACAGTTCACTGGTCTATCTCTACAGAAAGACGATCGTGCATTTGTACGCTATAACACTTCTACTGGATCCTACGATGAGGGTGGCCAAGGTGCTCACCTAGATGGTGCATGTAGATATAAGAAGGGATGGAGACACGTTCACATTAAGGCATCCAACGACGCATTCATTCAGGTCGTTTCGGTGTTCGCGGTGGGATATGGTGATCACTTCTTTGCTGATAGTGGTGCTGACATGTCCATCACTAACTCCAACTCTAACTTTGGTAACACTGCTCTCCGCTGTAAGGGATTCAAAGCAGCAGCATTTACTAAGGATAAGTTCGGAACTCTAACTCACATCATTCCACCTAAGTCTCTTTCTGATGTTCCTGAAGTATCTGTAAACTGGGTTAACGTTGATATTCAGAGAACCAAAGTAGTTGCAAATTCACAGAGATTGTATCTATATGGATACACTAATCCAGATGCTGCACCTCCAAAGAAAGTTCAAGGTTATACTGTTGGTGCTAGACAAGATGGTACTGGTGGATCTGCTGTACCAGATAAGTTATACTGTCTGCTAATTTCTTCTGGATCTACAACAGCAACAGTTAAATCTGCAAGAATTAATCCATACGGACCATCTGTAACTACTGCAACTGCAAATACTGCAGATAGCCCATTGAAGTTTGACTCAAACACATACAGTGTTGGTGGTCAAAGTGTTGTTGGTGGTTGGTATATTCAAGTTTCATCTACAAGTAATGAAATCTTTACTACTCTAACTACCAATGCCATTTACAATACTCTAGCATTTACTCCAACTACATTCATCAAGAGAGTACCTGATGCTCGTGTTCTGAAAGATAGAATCTATAGATTACGCTATGTAATGCCAAAAGATTCATTCCCTGTTCCTAGAGCACCTATTACTGGTTATGTGTTGCAACCAAGATCCAGTGAGTCTAGTTCTCCATCATACAATAAAGTTTATTATGTGTATGAGATTGAAACTCATCAGCAATTTGAAAGAGGTGTTGCCGATGGTATTTACTACTTGAGTGTATTGTGTGCATCTATTACACCATCCACTTCAAACTTTAATGACTTTAGATTCTCTCAGAATGTGAACGAAGTATATCCTGCATTTGACAGAGATAATCCAAATGCTGATCCATTGGCATCTATTTCTGTTGCGGATAATATTACTATTGGTCTGGTATATGGAACCGATGGTGCTACTCCAACTCCAAATAAGGATACTAAGAGAAGTATCACAAAGGAAGCAGCACAATTCTTCCTTGCAGAATCTCAAAATAACCTTGCATGGAATGCTAGTGCTGGAACAATCGGTTCATTTGGATTGACTGCTAGACTAGGTGATGCTGAAACTAGAATGATTCCACTCAAGGTTGATACTGAGGGAGAATTGGTACCCATCCCCATTGAACTTCGTCGTCACTCTATTCAAAGATCTGGTAACCATACATTTGAATATACTGGTTTCGGTCCTGGTAACTACTCAACTGCATTCCCACAGACTCAGGTTGAAGTTCTAACTGCAGATCAGGTAAAACTATCTCAGTCACTTAAGGAAGCTGCTGGTGTTTCATTCTACTCTGGTCTAAACTCGAACGGTGATCTATTCATCGGTAACCAGGTTATCAACCCTGTTACTGGACAGATCACTTCTGACGATATTGCTCAGTTGAATGTTGTTGGTGAAGAGAACACTACAATTCAGACATTCTCTGAACTTGTTCTTACTGATAAGTTGACGGTTCTTGGTGGTGCATCTAACCAGTTAGAATCACTATTTGCTGGTCCTGTAACATTCCAAGGAAAACTTACTTCGGACAGCAATATTCAAGTCAAGAAGTTGACATATGCGAATCCAGATGGTACAATTCTAAAGTCCACACTAATGGCACCAGACAATGGATCTGGACAACCAAATCTATCTGCTCTAACATATTATACAACACCTATTGACGGTGATATTGTATACAATACATCATGGACTCCTGGAAAGAACCTAGGTTGGATTTATTATTCCAATACATGGTATAAGTTTGGACTTACAAACACAGGATTCATTGATATTGCTACATTTGGATCCAATACAAATATGGCTCTTGGTGGTACTGCAAACACCACCTATAGATTAGATGTTACTGGTAGTCAGCATATTAGTGGTGATCTTGTTGTTGATGGTAAGGGAGGTGTTTCTCCATCTAAGTATATTTTGAGATCGTACACTGGTGATGGTACAACCCAACAATATACTATTACCTCTGGTCATAATTCCAGAAGTGTAATGGTATTCATCAATGGTGTTTGCCAAGTACCTGATACAAATTATACAGTTTCTGGTACTAACGTTGTATTTGGATCTGGTGATGCTCCTAGAAATGGAGACAATATTCAGATTAGAGAGTTCCCAATCTAATAAATACAAATAGGAAAGGACTGCGTAACAAATGGCATTACAGCAAATCAATGGTAATCAGATTAGTACTAGTACTCAAGCTCTGATTTCCTCACTACAGTTCTTAAACACTAATAGTGTTTTGCAGTTACCGACTGGTACTACTGCTCAACGTCCTACTGGTGTTGCTTACGGTACACTTAGATTCAATACAACTGAAGATAAGGTAGAGGTTTATGTCAGCAACTCAAACGGCCAGGGTCTAGATGGATGGACTCTTGTTGGTGCTGGTGGTCCTCACGTAGGTAATAAAGATACTTCTTACATTAGAACAAACTCTAATAGTATCGATGAAAACATTACTATTGGTCCAGTTGCTAACGGTGGTGCTCAGTTTACTAATGCTTATAGTGCAGGTCCAGTAGAAATTGCTAGTGGATATACCCTAACAATTGAAAATGGTGCAAATTTCTATGTTATTGGTGAAGATTCGAACGTTGCTGCTTACGAAGATTTAGATGTTTATGACATTTTAAATACTGTAGGAGCACGATTTGATGTTGGTGCCATTAGAGAAAAGATGGTATCTTACAGATTACCTGATTTTGATACTTCTCCAGTTGTTAATATTGACTATCTTGACGGTGGAATCGTTTATATCACTAATCTACAGAACAATTTTATGATAAACCTGAGAGGTCTCCCTCAAACAAGTATTGGAACTGGTGGAGTAGACTCCAACAGAGCATTTGGTTTCACGATTATATATCAGAATGGTTCAACTGCATATAGACCTTCTGGTACAATTATGTTAGATGGTACAAGCATTGGAACTGCAAGATGGAGTGGTGGATCAGCACCTGCTGCAACTGCAAATAGAACAGTTGTGGTTGGAGTTTCTATGATGAGAGTTACTCAATATACAGATTCAAGTGGTGGAACTTCTAACAGTTGGATTCCATTACTACAGATGTCAGAGTTTGCGTAATTACTATGGCACCATTTATTACTGGTTTTAAATCAAATCTTATTCCAGTTGGTCCGTCATCAGGTTCTGGTGGATCTCGCTATGCTTTTACCGAGGCTAGATTTACTCCAGGTGGACAAGCATATAATACTGGACCAAGTTTATCGCAAGGTATAAATGGACTTACTGGAATAGGTGTTGATGCTTGGAAAAATAATATCTCATTCTATAACGTTATTTCTGGATATCAATATTGGATAGTCCCTTCAAGTGGATCTTACAGAATTACTGTAGGTGGAGCTAGGGGTGGATATAGCAATGGTTGGGGTAGATGGGGTGGATGGGGAGCATTGATGGTTGGAACATTTTCACTATCTTCTGGAACGCAATTGAAAATGGTTGTTGGGCAAAACGGAGAAAATAATTACTATGATGCTGGTGGTGGAGGAGGCACTTATGTCTGCTATACTGATAATTCACCATTAATTATTGCTGGTGGTGGAGGAGGAGGATCTGCTTCTGGATTTAGTGGAAGTGGTAGTCCTGCAGGAAACTCTGGTCAGAATGGTTTTAGTACTTCTTGGGCTGGAGGTGGTTCAGGAGGATCTGGCGGCAGCGGATATGGTAATGCTGGCGGCGGTGGTGGATTAACTGGTAATGGTAGTGGATCGTGGTTTGGTCAATCTTTTACTAATGGTTCTGTAGGTGGTGCTAATGCTCGCGGAGGATTCGGTGGCGGTGGCGGTGGTGGTGGAACCAACGGTGCTGGCGCTGGCGGTGGATATTCTGGAGGCGGTGCCTCACCTTGGAGTTATGATGCTGCTGGAGGTGGATCATTTAATTCTGGATCTAATCCACAAAATACTACTGGCGGCAATACCTCTGGTGACGGCAGCGGATATATTTACATCACTAGAGCATAAACGTACAGACTCATTATGATCAAACAATTTTATAAATAAACATGTAGAGAGGATTAAGGTATGAGTACCCTAAAAGTTGCAGCAATTAAAGATCTAAGTAATACAGGTGGATTTAGTTTATCTTCTGGTGCAGTTACTGCTAACGGAACTCTGACAGTTTCGAACCTTGTTATTAATGGTACTATTAGTGGAAACAATAAACAGTATCTCCCTTCACAGTCAGGTAATGCTGGTAGAATTCTTTCTACTGATGGCACAAATCCACAGTGGATCACAAAACCAACATCTGACAATATTACCAGTATGCAGGTATTCACCTCATCTGGTACTTGGACAAAACCAACTGGTGTAAGATTCATCAAAGTTCAAGTACAAGGCGGTGGCGGCGGTGGATCTGGACATGGTGAAGGTGGAGGAGCCGGTGGTTACTCAGAGAGAGTTATTGACGTACAATCGGTTTCCACAGTTGCAGTAACTGTTGCTGGAGAAGTCAATGGTACTTATTATTCTGGTCCTGGTGATAATGGTGGCGCTTCCTCGTTTGGAGCTTACTGTTCAGCATCTGGTGGTCTTGGTGCTAATAGAACTAACCAACACTCTGGTGGTCTTGCTGGAGTTGGATCTGGTGGAGATCTAAACATTTATGGTGGTGGTGGACAATCACACCACAACTATTCTTCTGTTGGTGGTGCATCACACTTTGGTGGTGCTGTTGCTGCTGGACACCCTCAAGGTGGTAACTTTAGTCATAACCACCAGTCTCACTCTGCACCAGGATCTGGTGGATCTGGTGGATATTTCTCTGGTCATAGAGGATCTAATGGAAGACCTGGATTAGTTGTCGTAACACATTTCAAGTGATAAACAAATGAGTACTATTAAAGTTACAAATATTAGAGATTTTAGTGGAACTAGTGGATTTGATCTAGTTTCTGGTTCTTTGTCTGTTGTAGGAAGACTTCAAGTTAGTAACTTGGTTATTAACGGTACAATTAGCGGTACTACTAATTCTACATTACCATCCCAATCTGGTAATTCTGGAAAATGGTTAGAGACCAGTGGATCTACAGCATCTTGGCAACCATTGGGATCTACTGGTAATATTCTAAGCACTCAGGTATTCACTTCGTCTGGTACTTGGACAAAACCTGGAAATATTCGTTTTATTCACGTAAAGGTTCAAGGTGGTGGAGGAGGAGGATCTGGCCATGGTGAATGTGGAGGTGCTGGAGGATATTCTGAAAGAATTATTAATGTGCAATCCATTTCTTCGGTTCCAGTAACTGTTTCTGGAGAAGTGAATGGTACCTACTATGCAAACGCAGGAGATAATGGTGGTGCTTCATCATTTGGATCTTATTGCTCTGCTTCTGGTGGTTTCGGTGCCAATCGTAATAACCAACACTCTGGTGGTCTTGCTGGAGTTGGATCTGGTGGAGATCTAAACATTTATGGTGGAGGCGGAGACTCACATCATGGTAGAGGTGCTAATCTTGGTGGGACTTCTCATCACGGCGGCGCCGTTGCTGCTGGACACCCTCAAGGTGGTAACTTTAGTCATAACCACCAGTCTCACTCTGCACCAGGATCTGGTGGATCAGGGGCACACTATCATGGCCACAGAGGATCTAATGGAAGACCTGGACTTGTGGTTGTAACACATTACATATAAATACCATAGGAAAGGAGTAATTTAAACATGAAAAAGGTATTAGTAGGATTTCAAGGATACATTCACGAAATTAAAGATCCTGGAGAAGAGTATGAAATTTATGAAGGACCTGGAGCAGCAATGCTTTGGGTTGATGCTCCAGATGAAGTTGCTCTAGAATGGACTCTAGAATATTCACCCAAAAAAGGACATATGGTTTGGGTGAAGAGGGATCAACCATATACTGATCCAGGTATGGCAAGAAAAGTTGCTTATGGTGATGTTGGAGAGCAACTTGATATGCTATATAAGGATATGGTCAGTGGAACAAATACTTGGGTTGATCATATTAAAAATGTAAAAGAGACTTTACCCAAACCAAAACAACAGTCTCAAGAGAATTTAATGGTTCTCGAAGAACTTCTAGAGTTTGCAGAGAACGAAGAACCAGGTGCAGATAAACCATGTGGTATTTCTACAATGGAAAAACCTGCCTGGGTAAGATATCCTGGATGGAAAGGTTATAAAAAGGAAGATTGATATTTAAATTTATTTCTTGATCATTTATCTGAAAAACTTATGAAAATTGAAAGCGTCGTAATTGTTGGTGGTGGTTCTTCTGGATGGATGACTGCTGCAGCACTTAGTAAACTGTGCCCATTTTTGGAAATTGCTTTAGTTGAATCTCCCAATGTCAAAACAGTTGGCGTGGGAGAATCTACTCTTGGTCATATCAATCGATTCTTAGATCTTTTGGATATTAAGGATGAAGATTGGATGAAGGCATGTAATGCAACTTACAAAAATTCTATTCGATTTACTAACTTCCGTGAAAATGATGGAAGTCATTTTGAATATCCTTTTGGTGCAGAGTTTGATTTCACCGATAAGCATAATGGTCTGAATACTTGGGCAGAAATTGCTCTCTTTGATGAGAGTTATACTCCAGATACTTTTGCTGAGTTCTATAATGCCAATACCTTCTTGGCCAAGTACAACAAACAGACCAGAAATAAAGACAATAAAATTAGAAACTTTAGTTTTAAATATGATACTGCATACCACATGGATGCGGAACTATTTGGTAAGTGGTTAAAGGAAAATATTTGTATTCCTAATGGAGTTCAACATATTGTTGGTAACATTACTGGATATGAACCAAACAAAGATCAATCAATCAAATATCTAGTTCTTGATGAAGAGACTGCAATTTGTGCAGATCTTTATATTGATTGTACTGGATTTAAATCCATGCTCCTTGAGGGGTATATGGGTTCTATTTTCAGACCTTTCAGTAAGAAACTTGCAAACGATAGTGCATGGGCTTGCAGAATCCCCTATATTGATAGGGAAAATGAAATGCACAATGTTACCGATTGTCATGCACTAGACAATGGATGGGTTTGGAATATTCCTCTCTGGAATCGTATTGGAACGGGATATGTTTACTCATCTCGCTTTACATCTAAAGAGGATGCACAAAAAGAATTCAGAGAGCATTTAGCAAAAACTGATCCAAAGAGAGCAGAAGAAGCAGAAATGTTCCATATTAATATTCGTCATGGAAAGAGAGAACGTGCATGGGTTAGAAACGTTGTTGGAATTGGATTGTCCTATGGATTCGTAGAACCTTTAGAATCTACAGGACTGCTCACAACTCATGAAAATGTGATTAAACTGGTAGATCTTATCAATCGTAGAGAGGGTAGAGTAACCAGATCTGAAATTGATGGATACAACTTTGCTGTTGATCATGAATTGACTGGATTTGTGGATTTTGTTTCTATGCACTATGCGTTCTCTATGAGAGATGATACTCCATACTGGAGATGGGCAACAAACATTAATGAATACAATCCAGATATGATGAACGTATTTGTGAATCATCAAGCATCATATCAAAGTTTCCTTGCAGGATCACTTCAGAATAATTACTGGGAGACTAGAACCAGTGGTACAAATTATATTGCTGCTGGAATGGGAATGAAACCACTTTCGTATAAGAGGCAAGTTGAGCAAATCTATGAAAGTAATGGATGGCCTTTAGATAGGATTGAAGACTCCAAGCGAAAATATGAACAATATAGAGATCATATTGTTGAGTATGTTCAAACATTACCTTCTCACTATGAGTTTCTCCGAGATAATATTTACGATGGGGTTGACGAACACGTTGATGCATGATATAATCTGAATAAAGGTAGATAAATTATGTTTAGAAAAAAGAGTTGGATCAGGTTCTATTCACTAGAACCTGGAGTGACTGACTTATACCCAATCATTACATCACATTCAATTAGAAGGAAATGGATGGAACCAGAAGTAAGGAAAAAGAAATGTCCTTTCTCTGGTTTCATGTCATCTTCAAATTGCCCAGGAATCACTAATCTTGCTCATGCTGGTTACGTATTAGTTGCTCCTGCAGACTTTACTATCACTACCAATGGTGATGGATCTAGTTTTACTTGGGAAACACCATACCTATTCAAACGTGGTATGTATGGGTATATTGATAAGCATGATGAAAAGCAAGTTGAACCACTATTAGATAATCCAGATAATACTCTTAAGCAAATTGTTAAAGTTGAGACTCCATGGAGAGTGAAAGCATCTGATGATATTGTATTCATACAAATGCCAGTTGCATATAACAATGAATCTAGATTTACTCCAGCATATGGAATTCTAGACCCCAGATATGCACATGTTATGAATGTTCAACTTTTTTGGCATGTACTTGAAGGTGAAACATTTGTAAAGGCTGGAACACCTTTAGTTCAGTACGTACCTGTAAATAGGAAGTATTTGAACCTCAATAACTTTGAGACCATTATTGACAGTGCTGGACAAGTGGAGTATGATATGGAGGAATCATTTGTCTATGCAAATAGATGCAATACAATGAGATATGATTCGGTTCAATCTAGAATAAATAGAGTGACAGAAATTTTTAAACGCTATAGAACAGGAGATCGGAAATTATGACTATTGATGAACTGATTGATAATTTTAAAGGTCAAATTCAAATGGCAATTGAAGATAAAGAAAAACTTGAGGTAGAATTTGCTGATACCAAACTAAATCCTTATGGTATTACTACAATTGACTTTCAAAAGCGTCAAGAGATGTATGAACTAATCATTAAACTTCAAGGTGCTATTGAAGGTCTGGAATTAGCAAAAGAGGAGTGTGGAATTTCTTGATTTATGGATGGAACACCAATACATTTATGGCCACCTTTGATTTGGAAATTTAAATACGAGTTTGATTTAGATAAACTTAATCCTCTGATTGAGTCTCTGCGAACTCATTGGTCTGTATCACCAGAGTCTAGTCTATTAGAAACTGGTGATGCAATATCCACAGCAAGAGTTGGAGTTTATGATAACGAGTTAGAACCTCATAACTCTCCACTCTTAAATGATTATCACAAATGGTTGGTATCTAGAATTGCATATATTTGGGAGATGAATCAACTTTTATCTTCCAATAGTATCATCACCAAGTCATGGATTAATGTTCACAGAAGAACAGGAAAAACCGTCGAACATGTTCATAATATGTCTGACATGGTTGTTTCTGCTTACCTGAAGTGTCCAGAAGGATCTGGTAATATTGAGTTTAGAGATCCTTTAGAGTACCATAAACTTGGACTACCATTCAATCCAGAGAAGCAATTGTGGAGAGAATTGGAAGTTACTACAAATGACGTTCTTATCTTTCCTCCATGGATTAATCATAGGACACAAGAGAATTCTACTGATGAAGAAAGAATAGTTCTTACTTATAACATAAAGGGAACATGAAATGAATTTTAGATATTGTTATCCAGATGCAAATGAATTTGACGACGTAATTAAAGTCAAAAAGTATGATGAATGGAATATCCAATACATTAAATTAACTGACACTGTAGGATATTGGATAGCAGATAATCCATTCTTGGATAATGGATTTGAAATGTATAAAGAATTGGCATCTTGCTTCCCTATTATCAAAACGCACAACAACCAACAGTGTAAAGAAGCAAACCCATTTGAGGCTATTCATTTACCCGAATGGATGTGTAGGGGAATATTAATATTAATCAAAACCTATTTCAAACCTCAGTTTCCTCCTCACTTTGATATGAGATTTAGTGAGTGGGGAAATGTATACTTTAGGGAGAAATCAAAACCACTCGAATACTTTAGATTACCTCATATGGATTTTCCTTGTGGTGTAGTTGCAAATTTTTGGTTTTCTGATCATAAAGAAGGTACTTCTGGAACATCTCTATATGAATATAAGGGCAAAACTTATAGAGGTGATGATAATAAAATGTACTTTGACTTTCAGGTACACGAATCTCATCCAAGATTCAATGAATGTAAGGAACTTTTTCTTGATAGGAAGAGACTTTCTGAGTGGAAGAATATGAGTCAAGATGAGTATGAATATTGGGGATTTGAACCTGTTGGAATTGCACCTAGTATTCAATCTAAGATGACTCTATACAATTCTCATACTCCTCATTCACCATACATTGATTCTTCTGTGGACTTCAGGTGGTCTCACACATATGCTATCTCTTACACTCCTATGATATGAATGACTACAAAACGTATAAAATTGATATCGAAGTAAAAGAACTCACAGACTACATCAAGTTATCCAACAACAAATTTCATCATATCTTTGGTAGGAATAACTCTACAGATTATTACTACATGTACAATTTCTTTAGTATTGCATCATGTAATCAACATGTGTACAAACTTTATACAGAGTTATTGAGATGTATTCGAGATTATACAACTACTCATGATCAGTTGTGGTTGCAGAGTTGGATTAACCTACACACTAAGGATCAAGTATTGCAATCACATAGTCATGACTTTCCAATTCATGGATATATAAGTATCACTGATCACAAAACAACCACGGTCTTTACAGATTCGCATAATGGTAATATAATGTATGAGATACAGAATCAACCAGGTCAGATTTATATTGGGCCTGGATTCAGATATCATCACGTTAGAGTAGATGAAGACTTTGATGACGAAAGAATTACCCTAGGATTTGATCTCCAAACTTCTAACATGATTAGTGAAAACTTTAGTTTTATCCCCATAGTCTTATGAATCTAGATTACTACTTCCCTACTCCAGTGTGGTGGACTGACACTGGAATTGATAACAAAACCATATTACAGTATTGTTATACTGCTAGAGAGAAAGATCCTGCTGGTAGAAGCATTAGTAATCTTGGGGGTTGGCAATCTAACGATATTAATCCTAAAGATCTACCAGAACTGTATAACTACATCATGGTAAATGCAAACCAGTGCTTACATGATTATGGATATGATGCAAGCACAACCCTAGAGATGGGTAATATGTGGGTGAATATCAATCAAAAGAACAATTCAAACAAGACTCACATTCACCATGGGTCATTTGTATCTGGTGTCTATTATGTGAAGTGCAATGATGATAGTCCTCAGATTGTGTTCTACAAGAACTTTCAGGAAGATTTCATTGTAACTTCAGCATCTAGAGTTGCTAACTATACACCTATCAGTGGAAGCGTATGTAAGTATCCTCCAAAGGTTGGTAGATTGATTCTATTTCCATCTTATGTTCCACACTCCGTAGATGAAAACGAAACGGAAGAAGAGAGAATCTCGATTTCATTCAACATTGCAATCAAGTACAATGTATAACATCGGACAAAGAATTTTAAATGAGACTAATCTGATTGTGAATGATAGATCTCATTACTTTGAAAACCTTCTAGACAATCCAGAAGACTATCTTTCTTGGCAAGATGTTGAGACCTGTGTGAACAATCCTCATCTGTTTGACTTTGAGATGATTGATAAGTTCTCAAACAAGATCAATATTCCTGCACAGCAGAAGGCCTGGATTAGTAACAAACTTGTACAGGACAAAAGATTTCTTGCTGATGGAATCAATGCAGGTAATACTCTCATCATCATGAACTATGGATTCTATAGTCAGAAGACGAATGATCTATTGAATGTCTTTGAACGAATCTTTGATATAGATACTGCAATTCATGTGTATTGTGGTCTGGAGGATTCAAAGTCATTTAAAATTCATGATGATTATCCTTCCAACTTCATAATTCAGGTAGAAGGTGAAACTCATTGGAAGATCTTTAAGAATCGCATATCGTCACTATATAAGACAGGAACTCAACAGCACACATTGAGTGAAGATCAACTACAGGTTGAAACCGAAGTTGTTCTTAAACCTGGGGATGGATTGTATATTCCTTCTAGGGCTTATCATTGGGCAGTTCCTTTAGGAAAACGTTTGTCTATGAGTATACCATGTTGGCAAAAGTTACCGACTTCAAATCAGTCTGTAGATCGTAATTATTACAAGATAAACTATGAATGACATCATTACAATTCAAGACATTATTCCCAAATCTCAACAGAAGTTTTTACTTGATCTAGCAACGTCTAGAGAATTTGATTGGCATTATCTTCCTGAAGTTACAAACGAAAGAACCACCGAGGGTAAGAAGAATACTCAGGGATTTTGTAATTTGATGTATAATGAAGGACAATCTAATCAGTATTTGAATTCTTATTATCCAATTCTTCTTGAATTCTTACATAGAGAGAATATGGTTCTCAAAGATTTGCTGAGAGTTAGACTTGGATTTCTTCTGAATACTGTATACAGTATGCCACACTTACCATATTCTTACAATAATCCACATGTAGATTATCAGTATCAGCATAAAGTTGGACTCTATTATCTCAATGACTGTGATGGAGATACCTATATCTTCAATGAGACTGAACAAAATGAAAAATATACTATCAAACAAAGAATAAAACCAGAACAAGGTAAATTTGTTTGTTTTGATGGTAAGCACTATCATGCAAGTGGTTGCCCTAAAATGTGTTCTCGAAGACTTGTACTTACTTTTAATTTTGTAACAGAATGAAAAATAGATTACCACTAATTACAATTGACAATTTCTTTGAAACTCCATCTCTTGTTAGGAATTTTGCTTTACAGCAGGAATATTTTAAAGGTGATCGTGGAAATTGGCCTGGATTGAGAAGTAATTTTCTAGATGAAGTAGATATTACTCTCTTTCATACTTTTGCATCTAAGTTAGTTCATCATATCCCAGATAAGAATTCATTTTCTATTCTTCAGACTTCTTTTCAAATTATTGATGACACTTATGGGAGTGGGTGGATTCACACTGACGATGATAAGTATAATGTTGCTGGAATGGTTTATTTAAATCCAGATCCAACTCCAATTAATTCTGGTACTACATTCTATAATGATAGAATGGATGTTAATGGTGATGATTACTCTAAGATGTTCATGGAAGAAGTGAACTCTGATGACATTGAAGGCCGAAGGAAGTATGATCAATACAGAAAAGATCATAGATCTCAATGGATTCCAAGTATTACAGTTCAGAATAGATTCAATCGATGCAATATCTTCGATCCTAGAGTTTGGCACAGTGCAGATAATTTCTTTGGTAAAGATATTGATACTGCAAGATTAACCCTAGTGTTTTTTGGACATGCTATATGAAAGATATTATCGTTATAGATGATTTCATCAGTAGAGATTATCAGAATCACATTTTGAGCATTGTTAATAGTGCTACTTTTCCCTGGTACTTTAGGAAAAATATTGTTGCTTATGAATATGGGAAACAACCTCTGAATATTCATGGATTTACTCATGAATTGTATGAAGAGCAGAAACCAATTTCTAACTTCTTCAACACAATCTATCCTCTAGTATTGTCTATCACTGAGAAGACTGGAGTTTCTTTCAACTTCCTGGATAGAATGAGGTTCAATTTTGTACTTGGCAATCCAGATTCAACAATGGATTATCATATGCCTCATGTTGATAATTACAGTAAACATTATGTTGCACTATATTATGTGAATGACTGTGATGGTGATACTGTAATTTTCGATCAGAAGTTGGATATTCCTACGATTGAGAGGGATGAATATTACTTAAAACGAAATGAGTGGACAATTAAGCAGAGAGTTGCACCAAAAAAAGGTAGACTTCTTCTTTTCCCAGGAAATTATTACCATTCGAGTTCTTATACGAAAACACAACCGTATCGCTGTGTCATTAACATGAATTTATCAAGTCTATGATTAAAGTTATTAGAAATGCAATTCCAGTAGAGATGTGCAAGTATATTTCTACCAACATGGAAATGCTGAGATTACTATTGAATAATCCACCAGATCCAACTATTGCAAATGCATTTGGATATTACAGTCCTATATTTCTAGAATCTCTTTTGTTGTGGATGCACCCAAAGGTGGAGAGAGAACTCCAGATGACTCTGTATCCAACATATTCATATGGAAGGATATATGGAAACCAAAGTGTCCTAGAACGTCATACAGACCGTCCTAGTTCTGAGTATGGAGTTACCTGTTGCCTCGAAAAGGAAACTGATTGGCCTATATTTTTTGAAGTTGATGGTGAAATCAGATCTTATGAACTAAATGTAGGTGATGTATGCATCTATAAAGGTATTGAATATCCACATTGGAGAGAACCTTTCACAGGTAATAGACATGTTCAAGCATTCCTTCAGTATGTTGATGCAAATGGTCCACATTCTGAGTGGAAATATGATAAAAGAAAAATGCTCGGTCAGGGGGCTTGACAGGTCTCGCCTCATGAGGTACTATATAGAAGTAGTTCATTCGAAAGACACAAAAACTAATGGGTCGTACATATCGACGTGATGATTATCACTCCTGGGGGAAAGTTTCCAAGGATAAGCGTTATCGTGCAAATTCAGAACGTTATCGTTCCGAAGATGATTATCAGCAAGGTCGTAAAAACAAAGGCAATAAAAAATTCAATGCTAACTACAATGAATTCACTGAAGAAGACTGGTACTGAAATGGATCTTCCTGAAGAAGTATCATTCTACGAAAATTCATCTCAAGAAGATGATGTCCAATACGACGATTATCCAGAACTGGATATCGAATATTCTTACGATTACTCTTTCTAAAAACTAATCATGATGTTGAACAATCTAAAGACCATTGAGTTGTCTACTTCAGAATGTAAATTTTTGGTCAATGTACTACTTGACTGGGAACAAACTACAAAGCAGACTTCTAAGCAAGAGAAACAGATGTGGGAACATCTGCTTACAGTATTTGACCCCTACTTACAGAAATGATTGATGCTCCAACAATTATTACGGTACCTCAAAATGTAGCCCCACAGATACGATATGGGGAAACTCTTCAGACTCCAGAAGGTTATTTAATCAGAAAATTATATGCAGCACCTGTTGTTTTTGGACAACCATACCCTGCTGCTACTCCTGCTCCTCCTAGAGGGTATGCCTATGGATCTGAGAGTCAATATAAATTTGTTTTCTAAAACTAAATGAATTATCAGTTTTTTATTCTATTTCTTCTTGTACTTGTGTACTTATTCTGGGAATATCCAGAGGGAATGAATCAGATTTTAGTTTTTATGAATATTAAGATCAGACACGCACAAACAGAAGTAATGCGAATATACTTCAAGTGGAAACTTCTTAGGGATCTAAATAAGTTCAACAAAGAGTTAGGACTTCCCCCGATCCCATGGAACCATAAGAAGAACTGATCAATAGGGGGCTTGACACCCCCTTTTCTTTACCCTATACTAATCTTGTTAATGACAGACGACCTCATGGACAACTTCGATTTCTCTCTGATTGATCAATACGATCGTATCAATGAGTTTGATGAAGATGACAACTGGACTGATGCAGTCCTCGGTGATGAAGAAGAACTTATTCGACAACTGGTAGGATGACACACTACGATAAACTAATGGATGCAATCAAAGATCAACTGTACTCCTACTATATCAGTGGGCAGCAGAATGATGGTTGGGATGAAGCAGATGCTCAAGAATCTGCTAAAATCATTCTTGATGCTGTTGAAGAATTTCAGCAAAAACGTGCTAAACTTACACAATGGCGAGCATCCGATTGATCCATAGATTCCCAATGTTAAACATTTGCAGAATTATTGGGAATCTTCTGTTTATCGTCGGGTATGCAGTCGTATTGTTCAATAGCGTAGAACTCGGAGTCTATGTTAGACTGGTTGGTAATCTTCTCTCATGGCCTTATTTCTATAAGGTTAAAATGTGGGATATGATTGTCGTCCGTTCCTTCTTTGCTATCATTGAGGTGGCAAAACTTATTCAACTCGCAATGACTTAATTATGGCATTATCGCAACAAGTAGAAGAATCGCTGGATGAAGCACAAGCATCGTTGCGTAATGCACTTGCTTTTGCAGCACGAAACGAACGACCAATGATCAATCAAGCAATTGCAGATCTCATGTGTAACATTGAGAAACTGAAATCGGTTGACAAACTGTTTGACAAACTCGATAATCTACATACAGGAGATTTTAAGTGGGAGTAAAAACCACACCAGAAAACGTTAAGGAGGCAAATCAAGCACTCTTTCGTGCTACGATGAACCTCCCCGCTGCTGCTGCCCATTGTGGTATGACGCAGAAAGAAATGAAAATGACCTTCCGTGAGTATCTAAAGTATCATGACGCAGACTACACTTCCGAAGTTTAATCACGCAGAACTCCGACTCATCTATGATGCAGTCCGTCGCTATCAACTGGATAAAACTATTCTTGACAGCAATGAGTATTGGCGTTGTTCTGATATTCTTGATGAAATGTTTGATGTTGTCTACACACAAGTTAGGGAACAAGTAACATGAGTCATCTAGATATTATGAAATTGTGTGACAAGTTGCAGGATTGTAGAGATACTTTGCTGGAACTTGACGAATCCGAAGATGCTGCTACACTAGAACTACTCTACCAGAAGTACATCAAACTTTATCATGAATATATTCGTAGTCGATAAAGATCCTGTTGTTGCTGCAACATTGCTACCCGACAAACATGTAGTCAAAATGGCTCTAGAGACATGTCAAATGCTCTCTATTGTTTATTCTGACTGGTATCATAGTTGGGGTCCTATTCACAAGCAAGATGGTGATGCTTATGCAACTACTAAAGGTGCATTTCGCAATCATCCCTGTACTCAATGGGCAGCACAAAGTCATGCTAACTTAGCATGGTTGATTGCTCATGGATTGGGTCTTTGCTTCGAGTATACTCACAGGTATGGTAAACGTCATTCTTGTCAGTCTACTATTGAAGAGGCAATGGCAATGATGCACTCTAAAGGAACTTCTATCTACGAATATACCAACGTGGAAAAGTTTGCCCGTGCCATGCCCAACGAATACAAACTAGATAGTAACATAGATGATGTTACAGCATATAAAATGTATGTTGCATCTAAACCTTGGGTAAAGGATAATTACCTTCGTAAACCAGATAGAAAACCAGAATGGGTGTGATGTGGAGACTTTGGGCGAAGGCACTAGGAGAAAAGGCACACAAGAAAGATTGTGTTGCTGATAAAGTTGCGATTGTCAGGACGATTATATTTGCAACGTATTTAATTACAAACATGTTCATTGTTGCTGGTGTGATTCGACACTGGAATGATGAACCAGCCAAGATTATTATTGAAGGAGTACCTGATGAGCAACCAGAACAACGAACGAACTTTCTATGATGATGCCTTTTATGTTGAAGAAACTCCGTACAAATTGTGGCACTCTTTTGACAAAGATGGGAAACCACTTATCACGTCCCTCACGAAAGAATTATGTATTTCTGCCACCAGGTTTTATCTTAAGGGAGTACAAGAAGGATGGAGTGACAATGTTGGGTCTTCGTATGAGGGTGTGGTAGGTGGAAAACTCTAATCGTGAATATCCGTATCATGTTCTCGATCCAACGACTCCATGGTACGAATTTTTATGCTATAGTGAAATCTGCCATCAACTAAATGTTCCTGGGCAACCACACCTAGGACGTTATATGGCATATCGTCGTTATCTTAAATCGGTAGGTATTCTGTAATGTTTAATCCTGGAGACACTGTTTACTTTCTTGGATGCTCACCAGAGCAGATTGCGTGGGGTTCTAACGATGATCCGAACAAAGTCTTGACTCAGGGGTACGTTTATGGTGTGGAGCGTGTAGAGGTCCATACACAGCACACTAAGATTAAGATTGTTGGGCATCCTGGAATGTACAATTCTGCATGTTTCGAAAGGTATCCGATTTGACATACTACGATAACGAGAAACTCAATCAAATCTATCATGACACTTGGCCTAATCTAGGTTGGGCAGCGAGGAAAAACACTATGACACACGAAGAAATGCTTGAAGAAGCAGAACGCCGCGAGAGAAGTAATCGTGTTCTTCAACGATATAATGATTACTACAATATGGAATGTGCTGGACTTCCTCACGGAACACCTATCACACCAGAACATCAGCAAATGATTGCATTTCAATCAATGATTGATGCGCTTCGCTGTGAACACCTCAATCAAGAATACACTCATATTGCAATTACTGATATTGAAGATTTGATTGAACGATTGGATGAGCAAGCAACTGCATTTCTTAAAAGAGTGAGACAAAACAATGGATGACAAACCTTTTTATCGTTTCTTTGCGATTGATTATTGTGCGACTGGTGAGGGTAGATCATTTTGGTTGAAGATCTGCCGTAACTATCAGAAAATTGATGATAGAGACCGAGAGTATGAAAAGTTCGTAAAGTTTGTTGATTGTGATTATTATATGCAAGGTTTTGAGGAACTTACTGAGAGGGAGTTTCTAGACAAATATACAAGGTTTATTCCATATTTCGTCGCAGAAATGATGCAATGGAGAGACCAACCTGCTTTTACTTGGGAAACACATTTACACTTTAATTACTCATGAGTAGATTTACTGAAAATCCAGATGAAATTGTACTGGAAGATGTGAAGATGTTTCATCTGGAAAGTATGAATGAAAGAGCACTGTGGATCGGTGTTTATGGTCAGGATGGCAAAATCTATCACTTGAATATTACTGGAGATCAACTAAAATACTATTGGAGTGATGAAACATCATGAGATTTGAGACACAATCAAAGTGGCAAGATTTCCTTGACGGATTCCACGACTTCTGGTATGCTCTAGACTGCTATAATGACGGTGATAAGTGGGGATATGGTGAGTTCTGGGAAGCCATTTGTTCTGGGTGGTATGATGAATACATCTACCCATATGATGATTTGTTTCACCCCCAGCTGTCTGATGAGCGTGTATTGAGGTTAGGAAAATGACAACTAGAGCACAAAAACTCATGGATGATATATGGCATGAGAGAAACACATGGGCAGATACAGAACAGAAACTTGTTGCTGCTATCATTCGCAAAACCATGGAACATGTGAAGAGCATGACAGCACAGAAACTCAATAACTTGACTGTACTTGATAAGGGTGATATGATGACCCTATCCAAAGAAGTGGAGAACCTGTGAAACTATTTGACGCAGCACACTACGAAGACTATGGGCATGAATGGTATTTCCAACTGTTCCCATGGTATCCTCTATTCTCACTGCTAGATGTTTGTATTCAGTGGGATGATTATCCTGCCACTGAGATATTCCCAATGCTGCTGATTAGTTTCGGCAGTCGATCTGTAACAGGATTCACATTCCGCTGGAAATGGTTTGAGATTCGCTGTGATTTTCTTACAACTGCCCCCCGCAACTTAGAGTATTATCGGAGAAATTATGACTAATCCATTGCTCGATACATTCGACGAAATGTATGGTGAGAAGAAAGAAGAAGTCGTAGAGGAAGTTGTAGAAGATAGAGAGGAGAAACTTAGGGAAGAATTGAGGAAGAAGCTGGATGCACTTCACAGTGGTGCATTTACTACTGCAATTACTAATGCTCCTGTGCATGGTCAACTATCCTTTAATGCTGCTACTAACGAACTTTCAGTATATAATGGTTTAACTGATCAAGTCATTCCTACTGCTACTATATCGAATGGTAGAATGAATATGAATGGTGATTATATTAAAGCAGACGCATTGATTAGTAATGGCAAAACCACATCACCTGTTACTAGAACTTCAGTATCAACATGTTTTGCTTTTCCTAAACCAACAACAGAAATGGAAAAACATTTTCTCAAGGTATTGGAAGAAGTTGCAAATGGAAAAGCTGTAGTATCAGATATTAGAGCAGACATAGATCCATCATTCACGGGATTTGGTGGACAGATAAGATATACTATTGGTATCGTCGGCAAATATCCGTAACACTTATCAATGACCCCTTGACTTCACGGTTGAGGGGTGTTATATTATCAATGTTGAACGAAACAAAGCAAATGTCTAGCAATTCTTCTTCTTCCTCCAGTGGTATCGGATTCCCTGGTCTGCTGACTGTTCTGTTTATTGGTCTGAAACTCACTGGTCATATTACTTGGCCTTGGGTCTGGGTTCTTTCTCCTCTGTGGATTAGTGCTCTGATTGTTCTTTGTGCCATTGCTACCATCTTGATTGTTGCTATCATTGCTGATAAATGAGAAAGGTTATTGTAAAACCTAAATCTAGCAAGGCAAAGAATCGTTTTGCTAACATCATGGATAACAATCCTGTTTGTATTGTAGAGCAGGATACTGGTGGTGAGTTATTCTTAGCATCAGAGAATCGCAAATACTTTATGTGGGTCAGCACTCGCACTGGAAGTAATCGTTTCGGTGACAAAGCAGATGCACACTGGGAAATCATTTCTGAAATCAAGGATGTAATCTTATGACTTACCAAATCACAAAACAAATTCGTATTCACCACGAAGATGGTTGGTTCTACCAATTCACTGATGATGGTGAAGGTTCTGTAGAGATTACTCCTTACGCAACTCACGGAATTGAAGAACGGAAAACTGCAGAACCATTCTACATTCCCAAAGATTGTATTATTGATTTTATTGAAGTCCTGACTGAAATGCGATGAACTATCTCTGCCTGATTGATGGTGTTGTTGAGTTTGGCAGCACCAGTCTACACGAGTTTGCTCGCTACTTTGTGATGTATGATGAGGAAATCACAGAGGCAACTGAGAATGGCACCTTAGAGATTCTCACTGTCACTGATGAAGAGTATGCTGCTATGTTCCCTGTGGAGGATGAAGAATGAAAAGCTTTTTTGAGGAATATGTTGCCATTCCACTTGGCATTCTGTTGTTAATTTTTATTGCTCCAACTGCGGTGCTTGGTGGATTGAAACTTGCTGCAATCTTAGTTGATATGACTCCTGCTTGTGAGGTGAAGAAATGAAACCTAAAACCCGTGTCATCTTAGAAATGGCAATCGAAGAAGGTGTGCGTCGTGGGTATGCGTTAGCACACAAACACGTTGAGAATCCTTCTGAAGGTGCTATTATCGAGAGGATTGAAGATGCCGTGATGTCTGCAATCTACGAATACTTTATCTTTGACGAGGAAGATTATTGATGAGTTTTTCTAAAACCATTTCTGTTGTTGCTGCCCTTGCCAGTATCTTTGGTGCTGGTGCTGCTGGATGGAAACTGGCAAATGAAAACCAAACAAAACCAGCAGAAGAAGTTAATACTACCTACGAGCAACATATCACTGAACTGCAACAAAAGATTGCTGATTTAGAGAAGCAAACAGCAACTCCCCCTGCTCCTGTGCCACTTCCACAACAGACCCCTACCCCTCAAGTGGCACCGAAACCTGCTACACTACCTCCAGTGGTTCCACCACCCCCAGTTCCTAATCAAACTCCCCAAGAATAATGACTTACGACCAACTCTACGAGCATATTGTTCATTATGTTGCCGATCCACATACTACCATCACAGAGCACGATCATCGCCGCACCTGTTTGATTCTTAGTGCATTTATGGAGTTTATTCTTGACTGTCAAGAAGAAGGTGTGGATGCGAATACTATTGATGTGACTGATTTTATTCACGAAAAACTTGACATTCTGGAGGGCAAATGAGGTTCCGTAATATAGAGTTTCGTTGGAGTGAGTTCAATAAAAAGTATGAACTCGTCAGTTGGTATAAAGATTGCAACCAAAAAGAACTTTGTTATGTCATTGCTTTCTTTGATAAAGGTAAAGAGTGTTATGATATGAGAACCATAGGTGATCGGTTCTTTGAGGATAAAGATGCTTGGGTTGTGGGTAAGTATGGATTGGAGTTTCTAAATGAAATCTTTGAGATTGAAAGGATTGAAGAGGAACTGAAATGACTGAACGAGCACAAAGAGTAAGAGAAGAAGCACGACAAGCACTTTACAGAACTCCTAACGACCAAGAATGTGAGGTTCCTATTATGGTTGCTACTCTCCGTGAAACTATCAATCAACTCCAACAAAGCCCTGGTGTGATTATGTGTGCTGATGTGTTAAAATTGTGTGAGGAACTGAAGGCACTATGAAAAACTTTGATGAAGTTACTTTGGCAATTTTTGCTTTCTTTTTTGTTATAATCGTTGCTGCTGGTGCTATCACTTACGAGGACCAACAACAACGAGCACTCTTTCAACAAACATACAATAAGAACTTGGAGTGTCGTCAAGCACTCAAAGACCAAACAGTAGGACGAATTACTGATATTTGTGGAACTGTTCCTGTGATTGGAGATTTTGTGAAATGACTGAGGACGAAATCTACCAAATCTTTCTGGATATGATGGAAGAACGAAAAGTAGCACGAAAACTTCCTTGGGAACCTTCTCGTATGGATTTTGCTATGAAAGTTGCTGAAATTGCTTATGAGCGAGGTTATAATGATGGTTGGGATAGAGAAAAATATTCTGGACTTGTAGGAGACCCACAATGATTAAAATCAGTAAAACTTACCATCTTGCACTCACAGAGCAACAAGCAAAAGAACTCTATGAATTTTTGAGAGGGGCAAAGGATTGTGGTCATCTATCTACTGACCGAGATTTGGTGCTTGTCTATCACGAACTCAAAAAACTCTTTGCTGTTGGAATCCGATGAAAAAGTATCGTATCAAAAAAGAAACTTATGGTGATACTACAAAGTATTATCCACAACAGAAATTTTTGTATTCTTGGTATAATATCTTTGCCTATGAGGTTTATTTTGATGGTGGATATGATACTCTAGAAGAAGCACAGGAACAACTTTGTGAGTATTGTAGAGAACCTGTGGTAGAATACCTTGACTTTGACCCTAATGAGGATTGTAAATGACTAAAATGAAACTCACAGCACACCAACTCGCAGTTATTATTGATACAATCAACCACTCTCTAATGGTATCAAACTGGAGTGGTGTTTATACTCACAAGTCAAGGGAGGATGTAAGGAATGCGATTGCCAACATTATGGGTCAAATGAGTGTAGAGGTTATCACAGACAAAGCAGAATTCACGATTGATGCTGACGCAGGTATTTGAAATGACTGAACAAACTAAATCTATCCTTGCTGGAATACAAATCGAAAACATTTGCAAATTACTCGATGGTGAGGTAAAATACTACCACTGTTCTGACCTTCATTCAGAGCACAAGAAAATCGAAATTATCTACGACAAAAAGAAGAGAGGTGATAGCCTTGGGAATGTTTGATTACTTTCGTTCATCCTACGATTTGGGTGAGAAATTCACAAATGTAGTGTGCCAAACTAAAGACATCGAGGATGGTATTGGTGGCACAATGACAGACTACTGGTTAGATCCCAGTGGTCTTTTATGGTATCCAAGTTATATTGGATGTAGTAGAATGGAAATCTATGAAGAAGGGCATCCTAATTATAATCCTGAACGATCATGGATGAACTGGGAATGGATACCTACTGGTGTGCATGGTAAGTATCAACCATGTTATATCACAAAGTATATCGAAGTGTATCCTGCTGCTGGGCAAGAATCATGGGAAGATTGTCCTAGGTTGCGAATCCACTTCAGATATGGTAAGATACAGGACTTCACAGATGTAACAGGACGCTGATGCCCCGAGCAAAGAAGACTGAAGAGACCAAACCAGTAGCAAAGAAACCTGCTGCTAAGAAGAAGACTACAACCAAACCTAAGGCACCAGCAAAGAAACCTGCCACTAAACCTAGGGCAAAGAAGGTTGTAGAACCTGCTGTGAATATTGTTGCAGCAGAGCATAGTGATACTAAGTTCCCCTATGAGACATTCCCCTATCGTCTTGAACATAAAGAGGGAACTGGTAAAAAGATCTGCTGGTTTCAGCATGAATCACATGCAACTAAATACATCGAGCGACACAAACTACAGAAGAAAGAATACACTCTAGAGTGTAGTTTTATTAATTGAATCAGGAGCAATCGTTAAGAAATGGTACTTTATCAGCATTTCAAGATAAAATAGTATGGTAATCGAAAGAACCAACATGACACAAGACGAATGGATCGAGCTGAAGGCACTGAAAGATGCCATTACTTACGACCCTGCTTCTGTTCATCCTGCAAAGATGGAACGATTTACTGAACTCATGGTTCAGAGTTTAGAAGGTAAAGGTAATTTTGTAACTCGTACAACTCCAACAAATTACTGATATGAAATTCACTGAACTTGCAATCAAAACTTTACATGAAAAACTTGTTGAATTAGAGGAACGAGTTAAGTATCTAGAGGATGAGAATGTTGGTTTGACGAATGAATTGTACGAATTGCAGAATCACGTTGATATACTAAAAGAACCCAAATGGAAACACTTATTTGATTTTAATTTAGGAGAATAATATGAGTGAAGAACTGCAAGAGTTTGAAAATGATACACTCAAAGTATCTGAAAATGCTGATGGCACTTTGAGTATTGAATGGGATCCAGAAGATCCTAACTATGCTTTTCTCAATGACTTGACAGAAGCACAAATCACTGCTATGCTTGAAAAACTACTGACGGAGTATTCTAATGACGAGTCCTTACTGGAAAGTGATGAATGATGTGAGTGAAACTATCACAAGTTTCCTCACTGTTCGTGATATTCTAAGGGATTATAGTGATAGTCCCAAGATGGTTGAAGCTGCATTGACTCTACTCGATCATTATATTGAAGTGCAGGATGAAGCATTCATTAAAGCATGGAACGAAGTGGTCAAAAAACCACAAACAAAATACACTGATGATGAACTTGATGCGATGTGTGATGCTGCAGAACTAGAGCAAACTAAAAAGAACTATCGTGCTGCTATTGATGAATACAATGGTTTGCATATGAAGCATGAAGATCTTGTGACTGAGTATGATCGACTGCTATTGGATTATGAACAACTGCAAGATCTATTCTATAAGGTAGATTCTGAGCATGATGAACTCAAAGTCAAATATGATCAGTGTCAAGATAATTATCATACTGTTGTGAAGTCTCTCACAAAAAGAGATACTTTTTGTAGTTTTTGATACAGCAGTCTTAACTTGAGATGCTATAATCTCTAAATAATAACTTAATTGGGAGTCGATCTATGAATAATAAACAATGCTCTGTTTGTGGAGCAAAGTGGATCGACGGGCAGCATTATTGGTCTGGTACAGGTAAAAAAGGGAATGAACTAGATCTTGCTGGTCTCGTCTGCAACAATTTACCTGATGATAAACGCCAGAACTGTGCAAATCCCTGTTTAGGTAGAGAAGGCGGTGCAACCTGGGCACAAAGATTATCACAAACAAACAACGCATTAGGAGAGTTTGAACTTTGATCAGCATCCATAAGCAACACTAATCCATGACCCCTTGACTTTGGTGGGGCCATGCCCTATTCTAAGCAAGAGGTCAGGAAAATGCGACTTAAATCACATGAATCTCCACGCAATCGTGGTAGGAACACTAAGAGTCCTAAGCGATCCGCTAGGACTCGTCAACTCAAAAAAGCGAAAAAACAGTTTCTTGGGAGACTTCAACACAATGATTAGTCAACGCAAACTCGCAAAACTATTTCGGGAACCAGTAAAGAACGCTTCTGAAATCATCGAGGATCAACTAGATCGTTGTGACAAACGGTTTGAGATCCTAGAGGCAGAGAATCGTATGGGTGATGCTAGAGCACTTGCCATGGAATATATGGAGTGGGCAATTACAGAAGAAGGAGACAATTATGGTTTCCTATTCATGGAACGTATTGCTGAGTATTGATCATGTCTAGGTATGAAGTTCTCCTCCGCCGTGAAGGTGGATTGAATAAAACTGTCATCATTGATGACTGTATGAGTGAGCGTGAAGCAATGCACACTGCAGAATCAATGTATGGAATGGAGGCGCTAAGAGCAACCTGGCGTCCTAAAACAAATGTTCAATTTGGTGACAGTAGTAACTGTGACCACCAAAGTCATTCTAGTTCTGGAGGTTCCTCTCTTGATGGTAGTTCTTCCCTTGCTCTGCTACTTCTTGGTTCTATCCTTGTATTTGGCGGAATGGTACTTTCTTTCGTAATGGCACATTGGCCATGGTTTGTTGGTGGTTTCATTGTTATCTTTCTCCTGTGGTTGTGCTCTGAGGACTGATGAAAGATTGGCGAGTCTATTGTGAGACTGCATTCAACGGATTGCGGTCTAATGTACACAACTGGGGAAATCCTAAGTACACACGACCCATCACAAGAATCTATTACTTTGGTGTATTTGATTCTGGTAATCCCAACCCTACAGGATTAATCAGTGAGAATGCACTGCATAACAAATTGAGCGGTAAAAAGACCGTACTTGATCACTGTCTATCACCACAATTCATTTGTAGGATGATACTTGACAACCCAGACACTTATCTGGTAAACTATGAAGAGTTTGAACGGATGTTCTGGTTGTCCTGTCAAACTATTGTTGTCACACAGCAAGAGAATGAAGAACTCTCTTCGCTAACAACAAACGATGAGAGTGGTTACAGGGTTGCTATACCTACCCACCTCAAATATAACCATATTGGCATCAACCTTCTCAAGCGTGAAGAAGGTAAGAAACGATGGAAGGATTCTGTTATGATGAACTCCAACGTAATTGATGCACCTAAAGAACTGTTACAATACGAGCAGCGGTTCCTGATCGGGGCTTGACATCCCCACCCAAATCTGTTAAACTACATCCGTCCTGCAATCGACTGTGATTCTGGGACACAAACAAACCCCTTACGGAGAACTCCTAATGACTAATAACAAAGAATTGTATCCTATCAAGCATTGCCCTAAAGTGCGATCCTTGATTGATACTGTAACTAACTACAGGCACTCTTTTGCCCCAGAAGAGTTTCAGCGCCCTGAAGCCTGGGGAAAGAAAGATAAGAAAGATTATTTCTCTTCGCTCCTGATGAATCGCCTTGAAGGCAACTTTGTGGTTGTTGATCTTCAACTGGCAATCTCAAAACTGAAGAAAATTGCACCAAATGATCGTGCATATGACTTCTTCCAAGGACTGATTGATGAAGGACTTGAGTATATCATTCTCGATGGTAACAACCGATTCAAGTTTCTCACTTCGCTGACGAACAACGAGTGGGAAATTCCTAGGGGTACATATAAGTATGTCGTTGAGGATGACATTCAGACCCTGGTTGTTGGCCCTCATAACAACACATACTCCAAACTCCCCAAACTGGTACAAAAGATCATCGCAGATCGTGATCTTGTGATCAGTGAGTATGTGCAGATCAACTATAAGGGTCTCTCTGAAGTATTCACTAACGTGAATAGCGGAGTTCCTCTGAACAATCAAGAAAAGCGTAACGCATTTGATTCACCTTGGGCTGGATTTGTTCGTAAGATTCGTCACGAAAACGCATCTTTGCTCATCTCTATGTTCGGCACTGATTATCTGCGCCGTCTGAAGTCCGATGAATGGATCGCAGAGTGTTTGAATTTCGTTATTAACGTGACACCAGATAACATCGTGGGTGTTACCCAAACTTCGAAGGATAAACTGTATCTTTCTGATTATGATGACATCGAAGAAGATACCTACCTTGAAGCATTTTCTGAGTTGTCTGACTTCATCAATGCGATGATTAAGGATGAGGATGTAGAACTTTCTAACAAGTCTATTCTTCGTCCCAGCACAGTTATGAACACTTTCTGGATGATGTTCAACGGTATCGAAACTTATGAAGAAGTTGTTAAGGCAATTACTCTTCATGAGGAAGCATATACAGACAGTTCTATTGTGAACGATGAAGGTGATAACTACAAGTGGGCTTGTGGTGGTACTGGTGCTAAGAATAATGAACTCAAGATGCAGGTTCTTACTGCAATTGTTGACAAGGTAACTGCTGGAGTTATGGTTACTCACTGAACCGATAAGTAACGCTGATCATTGGGGGGTTGACGCCCCCCTTTTTTTGTGCCATACTAAAGACATGAAAAACACACACCTCGAACATCCCGAAGATTCTGTACTGCTGGGCAAGCAATCTGTGCAGAATGTTATCAAGTTTCTGCGTGAGCGTAATTCTACTGTCACTGTGAAATGGGACGGTGCTCCTGCTATTGTGTGGGGCACGAATCCTGAGAATGGTAAGTTCTTTGTTGGTACTAAAAGTGTATTCAACAAGGTGAAAGTCAAGATCAATTATACTCATGCCGACATCGAAAAGAATCACGGCACGAACCCTAAAGTTGCTGGGATTCTCCACACTTGTCTCGAAACTTTCCCGAGGATCGAAGGCGTTTATCAAGGTGATTTTATTGGTTTTGGTGGTACGAATACTTTTACTCCCAACACTATCACTTATACTTTCGATTCCATTCCCAATTCTGCTTCTATTGTGTTTGCTTGTCATACTTCTTATGATGGTGACACGATGAAGACTTTGGAAGCAAGTTTCGGAGTTCCGTTCTATCTCAAACATAACTTCATGTCCACTTATTTTGTAAATACTGATGCAACAGTTAGCACCCGTCGTCGTAGAGTTGACTATCTACTTGCTCTTGCAAGTGTGGTTAGTAATTTTGTTAAGTACCCTGATGCAAAAGAAGTAGCAAAACTGCAGATTCTGATTAATAAGTGCATCCGTGATAATCGTCCTGTTGATTGTATCTCTGGCAATTTGTTGCTGCTGTTCAATCTCATCACCAAAGCAAAGGAAATGATCATGGAAGGTTTGGAATCTGTTGAGCAGGTTACTGCTGAGATCGTCTATACTGGCATCGAAGTTATACCTGGCCATGAGGGTTTCGTTATGTCTAACCAGTACGGTGCATTTAAGTTAGTCAAGAGGCAAAAGTTCTCGTTCTACAATTTCACTCTCCCTAAGAACTGGTGACACTGTGCCAGTTGGTCAAACTGTCCACCATTCCCCCCAAACGCCCCGATCCCATGCAATACTATAAAGGTAGTCAAGAGAAGGCAATGCCCGACATCAAATACGAGATGAATTATTCTGATCCTAAGTATCAGGAATACATCTTCAAAGATGGTCAATATATTGGTGAGATCTACGGTGGTGTTCTTGAAGGATTTGAACTCCGTAAAGTGAATGGAATTGCCATTGAAGACAGTGGTGTTACTACTGATCTCGAAACTATCGCATACTTCGATACAGTTTGCGATGCTAAATCTTTTGTTAATCAAGCAGGAGGACTCTAATGTTCACGTTTCTTACTATTGGTGCGGCATGGTTCGCATTTGGTTATTGTGTGACTGATATTTTCCAAACATATCAGGCAAACAAACGAATTGATGAAATTATTAAAGACTTTGAGGAGACTGAAAAATGAACCCTGACACTTACACTTTCGCTGGTGATGCTACCACCTTCCTTGGTCTTATTGGTGTGGTTTCGACTGCTATTATTATGGTTACTGCCTATCGTAGGTACTGGAACTCTCCTTATCGTCGTTGAGAATTAATTATGAACATTGAAGACATGCCGATGACCAATGAGCAATATGCTCACATCAAGAAAGAACTTTACAAACGCAAGAAACTGCGTCAGGCTGTAAAGAACAATGCCAAATCTGCCCGAGGATTTGGTTATGACTATCAACCCATTCAATTCCCCGCAAACTGATTATGATGCAACAAGATAACACTGTCCGTAATGCTAGTATCATTGGTGTTTCGTTTGTTCTCTCTCTGTTTATCATCAATGCTGTAGTTGGTCCTCTCTATAATGTGTGGGCACAATCTCTACAAGGTAAAGCAGAACTTCAGAAAGCAGAATATACTCGTCAGGTAGCAGTGTTGGAAGCACAAGCAAAGAAAGATAGTGCTCAACAACTTGCTGATGCTGAGGTGATTCGTGCTTCTGGTGTTGCTAAAGCAAACCAAATCATCGGCAACTCACTGAAAGATAATCGTGAATATCTTCAGTACCTTTATATCACTGGTCTGGAAGAAGGATCGAACAAAGGTAACGTGACCATCTATGTTCCCACTGAAGGTGGAATGCCTGTACCAACACTTCAGATGAATAAGTGAACTTTATGATTTACAATTAAACTCATAAAATAAGATGATGGGGCAGGGGGTTGACTTCTGCCCTTTCCTCTGCCATACTATAAGAGTCAAACAAAGGAACACACATGTGGGACGAAATTGCTGACATGCCTGGTGAAATCTTCGACATTACTGAATGGAAGGAGATTGAGGCAGAAAATGAAGAGTCTGGATGGGATCTCTTCGGTTTCGATGATCAATCCAACTGAGAACAAATGACTGTTATCAATCAGCAACATTGGGACACTCTTTATACCAAACTCTACGATGCGTATGAACAGTGTTCCAAGAATTATGACGAGACTTACCGACAATTTATTGGTGAGATTCTCGATCACATGATTAACAACAAACCCTATCTCAACATCAAATGACTATCATCAACCAGATCAATCTCACTCAAGATGAAGAGAATTGTATCATGCTGCTGCTCACTGAAGCACGGCAACTTGGATACCCTAGCAAGAAAGAACCATGGTATCCTGTTATTGATAGCATTGTGAGCAAATATACCAAACGAAAGTATCGCAATCAAACTCGATGACTGACAAAGCACGAATCATCTCCAGTTTTGTACTGTGTTTCGCATATGTAATCACCTTATATGTTGATGAGGTGATTGGTGCTCGTTTATACCTTGCAGGCAACATCCTGGCGCTCCCCTACATGGTTCAGAATAAGTGTTGGGACATTGTTGCACTTCTAGCATTCTTCATTGTTGTAGGTCTTCCTAAGGCAATCTCATGAAGTTGTTATTTCACAAGGCCCCCGAAGGTTATCACTATGAACGCACCGATTTTAAGACTAATATTAGTGCAATTTGGATTGTTAATGACAATCACTTTAACTATTGTGGGTGCTCTGGTATTAAGTCGATCTGGGGATTCTACAACACCAAGACCAAACAATTCCACGCACCAGTTAATAGTAAGACAGTGGGAAGTGTAGTTGATCTGAATAAAACTACTGCCTACAGTGCGATGCAAAAGTTAAAAGATAAGTTGACTGAATCAGTCTGATAAGCAACGCTGATGGATCAAGGGGTTGACTTCTGCCCCTTGATCCTTTATTGTATTCACATACCAATCAATTCGTTATGCAACTCCGTCCCCATCAATCCCGTGCTCTCGATGCAATGAATCAGCACAAGATCGGTCAGATCATTGTGCCTACTGGTGGTGGTAAGACTCTTATCATGATCATGAATCTGCTGCAACGTTTTGTGCAGAATCCTGGTCAGGTTGCTGTTGTTGTAGCACCCCGAATCCTGCTGGCAGAGCAACTCTCCGCAGAGTTTCTAGAGTTTATCACCAGTGCCAATGTGTTGCACGTTCATAGTGGTGAAACTCATCACTATTCTTCCACCAAGTCCGAGAAGATTGCGGATTGGGTTACTCAACATGCGGACACTAATCGTATCATCTTCACGACCTACAATTCTCTGGGTCGTGTTGTTGATGCTGGTGTGAATGTCGATGTGGCATACTTCGATGAAGCACACAATTCTACTCAAAAGAATCACTTCATTGCGGTTGCTGCTACTTCGATGTCCGCAGATAGCAAGTATTTCTTTACTGCTACTCCCAAGCATCACAGCAATCCTAATGCTAACGGCATGAACAACGTTGGTATCTACGGCAAGATCATTGAGTCCGTTCGTGCTAAGGAACTGATCGACGGTGGTTGCATCATTCCTCCGCAAGTCTCGACCTACAAAGTAGACATCACCCGTGACAAACGCACTGCTGCAGAGGCAGACCGCAACATGATTGTGGACATTCTCGATAGTCTGGAGCAGGACAATCCTAAGGTGCTCGTTGCTGCTCCCAGCACCAAAGTGATGTGGAATATGCTCTCTAACTCTGACATCCTGAAAGAGTTGGAGGATCGTGGATTTAACATCCTTCACATTACATCTAAGCACGGTGCTTATGTTAATCGTACCAAGGTGAATCGTGAGGTGTTCTTTGACACTCTGACCGAGTGGGGCAAAGATCCTAGCAAGAAATTTGTGCTTCTTCACTATAGCATTCTGTCTGAAGGTATCAACGTTCCTGGTCTGACTACCTGCATCATGTTGCGTCAGATGCCTATCATCGAGATGGCACAGACTGTAGGCCGTGTTATCCGTATGGACAAAGATGATGCCAAGGATATTGCTTCTGGCAAGATTCCTGCTGGTTCTTGTCACCTCTATCGCAAGCAGTTTGGTAGTGTAGTTGTGCCAGTGTTCACCAATTACGGTAGTGCTATTGCCAAACGATTGCAGGGTGTTGTTGATTGCATCTTTGTGCAAGGTCTCCCTGCTATCTCTACCATGACTCGTTGAGTTCTTTACACTTTTCATTTTTTCGGTTTCGGGGGTGTCGGGGATGACCTGATGCCCCTTCTCTGTAGAATTGCAGATTTTTGAGGTTTTGACCCCAGTGGTGGCAAGGGTTCTCAGGCGAGACGCAATCGAGATCAGCAGCGACCCCAGACCCTAGCATCATTCCCCACTGTGACAGTTGCCCAAAGTGTCCACCATTCTCCCCACAGGGCACCGCTGGCCCTTATGATTACAAAGTAATCGGAAATCAAACAAATGCGAGTCGATGTCATCTGTCCTTCAGCACCGTGGGAGAACACTACCACAGACGAGGATCGTGCATATGATCTCGCCTATGATCTCTCTGAAGAGTATCAGTGTGGCGTAGATCTTCGTTATAACGAGACTGGCATCATTTTCACCACTGTGTACGCTTGATCATGAATCTGTATATCATCAACGAAGTTCTGTCTGATTATACCTCTGGCATGGTAGTTATTGCTGCTGAGTCTAAAGAATCTGCCCGTGAGTTCTTTATTGAAAAGTTCAGTGAATATCATGCTGATGAGTTCGATAAGTATGGCAAGTTCACTGTTATCGAAGGTGTGAATCATCCTGCTGGTATTGTAGACTATGTGTACGGTGGTGGTTGATGACTTTAGAGTTTTTACTTGCTGCCATCCTATCAGCCAAGCAGGCAAATATGATCCCAAATCCTGAATATGTGGATCGGTATTGTGCCATGCTAGTTGGCATCCCATACGCATCTGACAACTTTGATGATAGCGAATGGGAGCAATTTAAGGTATGCAGAGAAGTTATGGGTGAGAGTTAGACTCATAAGCAACACTGATCAGAAAACGCTTGACTTTCCCCCTGATCCCTGCCATACTAAGTTCATCAACCAAAGGGAACACATGACCCGACAGTTTCACAACATGAGCATCGAAGATCGTGAGATGTTTGCTTATAATTCCTACCGTGAAAAGCAACGTGCTGAGATTGATCGAATCAATGCACATCCCGAGCAACGGATGAAGTATTGCTTCGAGTTTATTGTTGGTGCTGATGAACAAACCCGTAAAAAGTGTTTCGATAAAATTGCAGAATACTCTGCACAACTTGACTGGTCTGAAGCACACTTCTGATTCCTGATTCACTCTTACTCTGCCAAACAAATGTACACTCTCATCACATTCGGTTCTGATAAACAACTCGCAACGAGTTGGTGGAACTCTCGGACCAAACATGACACGCAGCGTAGTGCTGAACGTGCTGGTCTTAGTTGTCTTCCAATCGCAGGCACTTTCGGTTACGTTGTTGTAAAGGAGTTTGGTGAAACTTCCTGGGTTGTTGTAGATGAGATGATGCCCCCAAACACATCAGTTTGGTTTGAGAATGACCAGTTTCATGTTCAACCTGCCCGTAAACTTGCACTCGTCTGATGAACTCTAATCTCTCAAAGATTAAACCCAAGCTGAGAACAACTGGTCGTGTCTCAGGTAACTTCGGCAAGAACAAAGTGCAGGCAGGATCTACACTTAACGAGATCGGAGTTAGCAAGGCAAAGACTATCAAATGTATGACACAAGACGAATACCTGAATCGTCTATATGTTGCATTTGATAACACTGAAGATCCAAAACTCAAGAATTTCATTTACACTCAGATCCGTAACATTCACGTTCAACGAGGTACATGGTGATGCGAATTAAGTATTTTGGTGTAGGCATCATCACTCTGTCCATTATGATCGGATGGAACGCATTTCTGATTCAACGTGATGCGGAACTGTTCCGCGCAGTCTATACTCAAACCGAGAAGAATTGACATGGAAATGGTAATGATCGAAACAGAATACTACGAGATTGATCTAGACCTCTATCACAAAGTTTCGTGGTACGCTGAACAAATGGGTGTGACAGTAGATTATATTATGGATGAGTATGTGATCGATGATTGTTTATATGTGCCTGATGATTTGACTCCATACGATTATGAAGAAAACGAGTGAATTGTCAAGTAAAAACTCATAAATGTTGCTTATCACACTCATAAGCAACACTTATCCAAAAACGCTTGACTTTCCCCGCCAGACCTGCCATACTATGTTCATCGGGGGTTGAGAGAGATCCCCACCACAAACCTCAAACAAATGACTGTCGCTTTCCAAACCAACATCACTGACACCACCTATAACGGTTGGACGAATTACGAGACCTGGAATGTTAGTCTCTGGATTCAGAATGATGAGAGTCTGTATGATGCGGCAAAGACTTGTGCTGATTATACTGAACTCTGTGAACTGTTGTATGATTGTGGTCAGAAAGAAACTCCCGATGGTGTGAAGTGGAATAGCAAGAAAGTTAATCATATTGAGATCAACGAAATGCTGCAAGATCTCTGATTCAATGTCTCGCAAATCTCTGACCTTCAAATCACCTGACAAAATGAATCTTTTCACTGTTCTGATCATTGTTCTCTGCCTCATTTCCCCTCAAGTTCGTTATACTATAGGATCTGCATTTGTCTTCGTCGGTAACACTCTGCAAGGGCAAGTTCATGAGTGATGCTGATAAAGTAATCTACCTGGAAAGTCTACTCTCTGAGGTGATTCAAACGCTAGAGATGACACAATACGACATCGAAGATGCAACCGAGTCGCATAATGTAGTGATGAAAGCAGATAAGTTCTACGATCAAATGCTCACCATTCTTCACGCTAACTGATGTCCCGAGAGCAACGCAAACTGAATCAAGTTCGCACACAAAGTACACCCATCAGGCCGATACTTTTCAACAACAAACCAACAAACAAGACTCACAAATGAGCATCGACCTTTACACTGAAATCATCAAACACAAACAAATGACTAACACCTTCGATCGTGATTCTCTCATCTCTGATTATGCTGAACTAGTCGTAGATAGCATGGACATGGATACACTAGTACGATTCGCATTTGATATGCTAGTAGAGAATATGGAGAAGATGACTGATAACGAACTCGTAAAAGAAGCAAACGACTATTATCCTGAATTGCTAGAAGAGTATAGCATTGATCCTGATATTTACATCTGAAGAATAACACTATCATGAACACTACCACTAACAAGATGAATCACGATTACTACAACACTGATTACATTGAACGAGATGATCTTGATTGGGATGATGTAATGAAACCAGATGAATATCTCGATCATTTGGATAGGCGTCTGTATGAAAGGTCTCAAAGGATCTATGATTGAGTTCCGCGTAGTTTTCCACAGTTAGATATACTCATTGTGGAAAAACCTGTGGAAAAAGTGTTAATTAAAAATGTACAAAAAAATACATGTGCGTGAAATGTATTGAGAGATAAATGTACTCTAGAGATGCAAGTTAAGCCCGTTCTACCACGACTCAGAGCATTTGTCAAGTGTCACCGACCAGAAATCTTAGTGGCACACCCCATCTCCCAGACCCCCCAGAATGCCCTATATTAGGTTCATCGGAGGGGAGGGGATCTCCCACTACCTCCGACCTCTCTAAACCCCCTTCAATCGCCTCTCATGCGTAAGATCGAACGTCTGATGAATGCTGCTATCACTGCAGGCAAAGACTTCAAACTCGATAACACTGAAGTCGTTGCATGTTCCTTCGTTACTGATGTCTTTCTCCATGGCAATCTGATCGCTCGTATTGGTGAGACTTGGATCGAACTTTTCGATGGTGGGTATCAGTCAAACACCACAAAGTCTCGCCTGAATGCTATTCTCTCCGAGCATGGAATTGGCGATGAACGTGTATTCCAGAAGAAGGGACAATGGTTCTTCAGTTCTAACGACTACGGGACGATTCCTTTCTTCTCTGGTATGCGTCTCGCTTGATAAGTTTTCCACAGGTTATACTCAAATCTGTGGAAAACTATTCTCAAAATCATCAATTCTCCCCCCTCGAAACAACAAACATGTCCATCTTCACTATTCGCGTGGCCCCTGGATCTTTGCCCCGTCCTTATATGGCAAAGAAAATTAAAGACGGATCGGGTTATCGTGCTGCCATCTGGTCACATAAAAAAGTCTTGAAAGATTGCATGATTGGACATGTATTCAAACTGGTCAAATATGCTGATGGAACTGTCACCAAATACGCAACAAAGCAAGAAGCAGAAGACTTTGCAAAGCGTCTTGTTTTTGATTTTGAGATGACAGGTGTAGATCTGCCATAATACCCAAGGGAATGAGATGCGCCCTATAAAGACACTCACTGTTTAACCCCTAACTAACAACGAACCGACCTACTATGTCTAAGCAAGTTCTCATCTCCATGCTCCGTCAAGGTAACACTGGCAACGAGATTCTGTCGATCCTCGATACCATCACCAGCGGCACGATTAGCGAGGGCAATGATGACACTCAGAGCGACAATGTTCCCACTATGGAGATGATCGACTTCTGATGAGTTAGATATACTGAGGGGCAGTCAATTGCCCCTCTCTCGATATAACTTAGGGCGGACAGGCAGTATGATATAACGTTATCGTGATATCGGGGCGCCCTTATATTAATAAAAGGGTCCCTTGTAATCTATAAAGTGTTACGAAAGGCATCTAAATATATCTCTGTTTATTTTTCCAAGGGACTCCAAGAAAATAAAAACGGCCGCCGAATATATAAGAGTGGGTCCCCTTTTAGGGTCTCTATAATATAAAAAATTTTTCTGAGGAATAAAATGGACTATTGGGTAATTCGCTATACTGACACAAAGAACGAGACGAAGTTCGTAGGGATTCTAGGAGAATCTGAGGAACGCGCAGTGGATTCCTTCAAGTGGTTCGTCAAGGAAGCCGTTGAAGATTCTATCAAAGTTCTCACGTTAGAGGAATTCAAAGATATTCGTGAAGCCTACGGATTGAACCGCGATGAAATTACAGAGGAGGAATTAACACCTTTTCAGAGAAGTATCAAAAGAATCTACGAGAGTCCTGAGTTTCAGGCAAGCCTCGCTAGTGGTGGGTATGATGACTACTAAGCATTATGTGAGGGTTGCGATACCCTACGATCAAACAAAACAGGCAGGACCAATCTTTCACAATTTATCCAAATTTCTCGAAGAGGAGGGACACTTGGAGTGTTGTGATACGAAAGGTCAGTACCTGTTATTTGATGAGAAGGAAGCACACCGCGTAGCTAGAAAACTCTCCGAGTATAGATATATCACAGAAGTACTTGAAGAGGTATGACATGTCAAGAAAGTTTATCATAGAGTTAGAAGAGACCCCAGAAGGGGATTTAATTTTAGAGTTTCCTCAAGAGATTATTGATGAACTCGGATTAATGGAAGGAGACGTATTAAGGTACGAAATTGATGACGACGGAACTGGTGTGAGAATGTTTAAGGACATTTGAGAAAAAAAAACCGCGTAGCCCGTTTACCGCGTAAAACTTAGAGGTATATTATAGCATGACTGAAGAAAATCCCAACACGAAACTGAAGGAACTATTACTTCAACAAGATCGTGGATACATGGACTTTAAATTTAAAGATAATGAGAAAGCACATGAGATCATTAATGATATCATTACAAAACTCATTGAACGCACCAGTGATATTGAAAAGTATATCAAAGAAAGTGTAGAGACTCGATTGGATAACATTGAGAAGTTTGTTACTACAGAACTTCTTGGTAAATCGAGTCTACAGTACAAACCTCCTGGGAATGATGATTACGTTGGTCTTGGTGGTAATCTCGATCTTATTTACGAACGTCTAAATAAAATTGAGAACCAACTATTTGACCAGGGTAAGTAAGTAATGCCTTGCAACAGTAAATCATGTCCAGATTTTAGTCCACTGAATGATCCCAATATTGGGGTCCTCATGTCTAAAGAGAACTATCCAAAGAGAAATACGAATCACATCAATGCTCCTACTTGGGAACGTGATCGTGTGATGTATGACTTTGATGATGTGTGTCAGTCTGTTGCGCCCAATCGTTACAGCACATATTCTACAAGTCCAACAACTACACCTGATTATCTCTTCGGCAATAAGAATGATATTGGAGATAACGCAGGAAAATTAAATGCTCCCATCGTCACAACGAAGTGGTGGGAGGCTAATGGATTTGCATGTACCAATGCTCTTGTTCCTGGTGCAATTGTAAATCCTGTAAAAACTCGTTACTGGGATCACTATCCATCAGAGATTAGTTTTGAACCAAACTTCTCGGATAGTTGGTTCTATTACATGTTTGATACCTACAACGGAGTCACTGGAACACCTTGCCACTCTTGGTGTTTCACAGTGACTTATTTTGCTGGAGGTGGATCTGGTGATGGTGCTACGGCTCCACGCTGGACTTATCAGATGAGAAAAACCCCGTTTGAATGTCCTTGCCATCCAGACGAAACCTACATCAGATATAACTTAGAAGATGGAATAACCAACCCTGCATACGATGAAGATGCATATCCATTGTTCTGGGCAGTTGGTACAAAACGTCAAGCAGTAGCATTTCGCTACACAACAAAGAGTTCAGCAGTAATGCTTCGCTATAGACCAAATGAAGGCAGTGAAAGTCATTTAGTCTATAGACACAATGCATCCTTGGGGAACTACATCTATACTCGCTGGGGTATTAAGATGTGGGGAAGTAAAGAGGACTATGGAACTCAATATCCCAATGGATATGAATCTCGCCAGAACGTATCATTCTCAAATGGTATGATCTTGGATATGACATTCAGATCACATAGAACAGATAGAAACCACGCTAATACTGAAGTTAAGGTCAACGGAGTTGTATCACTACCTTCTGGTGGATGGCCATCAAGTAGAACAAGAGTTGCAGTGAAACCAACCAGTTTGGTCACTAACTCAATTATCACTCAAGAGATTATGGGGGACATCATTATTGTTCCTGTAGGAGATAAAGATAATCCAAGTGGAAAGATTGGTGGTGTACCTGTAGATTTCATGCTGAAGGAATCTAAGTTTGTTGGTGGATTGTTTGCTGTGAGTGGCAATTCTGGTTGGAATACTTTTGCCAACAACTACATGGTATGGACCAACAACATGCAGAATAATCTTGTTGGTAGAGAAGTCAATATCATCAATAAGAAGATTCCTGTTTCTGCAGGAGCATATTCCCTAGAAATGGCAATCGATGATGAAGGTACGATTGCAGTAGATTCCTACGGTGTTACCAATGAAGGTGATGATTATATCCTAGTCTCATCTGATGAGAATAAACAGTTTACAGTATCGGGTGGATATAATGGATCTCCCATCACTGGTACCTTTACTGTTCAGAAAGCAGGGTATATCAATTTCCGTATCAAGGTGAGGAATGGTGGCACTAATACAAGTTGGACTGCCAATCCTGCTGGATATGCAATCGTTCTCAAGAACCTCGCTGGATCCATCGTATGGACCTCTAGGAACGCTGTGAATGGTATCAATGGTGGAGACTGCTTCAGAGGTATGACTCTCAAGCAGGCAGGGTTTGTAGACTCATGGAATGGATCTGAAGGAGTTGCATTTAAATCAACTTCTGGTGATTGTTGGGTATCAAATAATACAACCGTCTTCAAAGACTACACAATGAATGGTGGTCTTCGCATAAGAATGAAAATCAATTCTGAGTGGGATAGTAACACAAATCAATATAACACAATTTGGAAGATAGATCGCATACTCAATCGTGGGTATGGGTATTCTCCTGGGAATGGTGTGGACTTTGTTGATCAAAATAAGTTTGTATTGTACTTCCCAGATAAAGATGCTGAGGATAGAATATCAGTCACTCTGGTTATCTCAGAAACTCAGGATACTCAAGAAGTGGTTGACGATGTTGATTACCTATCAACCAATATGACTGTCAATGGATGGGCCATTAAAAATGTAAAGCATAGTGATAATGAGTTCAATATGCACTTGGCAGAACTCTCTAACGGAACTGCAGACTTTACGAAGGATGCAGTATATACTGCAAGCAATGGTCAGAATATCAAAGTTGTTGCTGGATGGGGCATTAAGGATAGAGCAATATTAATTGGCAAGTACGAATTTAAGAAAAAAGAAATAGAATATGGTACAGCAATTCCAAATGAGGGGATTCCGTTTGCACCAAAAATCATCAAACCAAAGTGTGTTGCAAAAATCGAAAATGGTCGTGTTTCTAGAATAAAGATCATAAGTAAGGGCAGGGGTCTTACAAATAAAAACATCGAAAATATTAAACTTTCAGTATCGCCTCCACCAACCTACTTTAATCACGATTTGTACAACACTCTAATCAATCAAGGAGTGTCTGTAGCAAAAGCAAAAAGAAGATGTAAGGGTACTGGTGTCATTGCTCAACTAGAACCAATCATTTCTCGCGGCCGTTTGGTTGATGTAAGAGTATTGAATGGTGGATCTGGATACTCATCTACAAATCCACCTGACGTATTTGTTCCTTACATTGCGAGGAAGATAGATACAGTTGCCAGAGAAGCAAAAGATATAAACATTGCTGAGGCAGATAATTATAGAGTATTTAAAGAATCTCCAATTTTCCAATCATATAGCAAAACTGGATTAGACTGGCAGAGTTATTCTAAGAAACAGTCCGATGTTCATAATGAAGTTATTACATCTAGATTAAAACCAGATGTCGATTCCATGCGTCAAAGTAATACCAAAAGATCTTTTAGATATGAAGATCGTGGTGTCAAGAAAAACTTCATTAGGGCATTCAGTGAAAATGATTTAACTGCAGACCAGCAGCAGCAAATCAAAAAACTAAAAGAGAGAAGAGATGAGTATAGTAATATTCCATCAGTGACCAAATTCAATTCTGAAAATATTACTATTGCAAATACAACCACTCAGAATATCACTACTGGTAAATGGACCGAGGAACAAACTCGTGCTGTGAATACTTACATCACCAACAAACTTTCTGCAAGTCAAAGAAGTGCTTTCAGTACATATTCTTCAGTATCCACAATAAGTCTATCGAGTCCTACTGGAACAGTAATCAATACATCTGCTGCTCCAGAAGGTACTGAAGATGTAGTGAATGATATTTCAGCAAAATCAAATCCATCATTGGTGAAGAGTAAAGTTCCATCAACAAGTGAAGGAAATGTTAGTTACACTAAAGAGTTCAAAGATTTCACCAGAAAATTAGGAAAGGGAAATCCAAATGTACGATATGGAAAGGACTATGTGAACTCTGTACCAAACTCTATCCAAGTTCAGGAAAATCAACTCACAGAATCATTAGATGAAATGTGGGAAAGAGATCTTGAAGACTATAGGTATGGTACTTGGAATAATACGTCCATGATGGTCACAGAGAAATCGTTCTTTGCATTACCATGCCGTGATGATGAGAATTTATATCTGATGAGAAGATTTTGTCCAGATCCAAGGCCTTGGACACATATCACAATAAGATTGGGTGTAATCAAAAATCCACCAGATCCAAATAATCCCGACTTAACTGTATGCACAAAATGTTTGGAAGATCAACCAGCCCTACAGACAGTTCTGCAGCAAATCAGAAATACATTCGAAGATTCTACTCTTGATATTGAAGATGCTTTTTGTGTCAGTGAATATGGATTACCAACTCTAGGTTGGTATGGTGGAATGGGTCTTGGTGTGACGCAAAACGCCACTACATATGCAGTACCATTCTCAGATAAAGGAGGATACATTGGGGGTGTTTGGTATAACAACATTAATAGTCTAATGGAACTTTCTGGATATAGAGTTGGTGACCGTATGGTTTCGGATGGATGCCGTAGTTATGAAGTTCATGGCAGATTGCAAATCTATCATGACTTGACTCAAGAGACTAAAATATTTGCGGAGTCTGTTGACAAATATGGAAATCCATATGACTTTGTTTGCAACAGGCAATATGGTGATTTGGGTGAGGAAGACCTATATATTACAGAAGACGCTCAGAATAATGATGATTCTGAAGCACCAACACAATTAAGCGAGACTGTACCAGAGGGTTATTGATATGCCAGGACTAGCAGCAACTGTAGCGGGCACTTGTAGTGGTCATGGAGTGTGCATTCCAGAGCACATTCACCAATTTTTAGGTGCTTGCTCCCCTCCATATACTTCACCATTCCCAATTATACCAAAACCAGTCTCAACTAAAGACGCAACTTGTAATTGGCCTCCCTTAAATACTCGTTTAAAGGTACCTATTGCCAGAAATGTACTGATTAATGGTCAAGTTCCGCTCCTTCATGGTGATTTATTGACCATTCATCCCTCATCATGTACAAATTTAGTTACAAGATTGGTCCCTTCGGGTGATAGTTGTGCAAGATTGGACCAAAAATCGATTCCATGTGGCAAATTATCAACTGAAGACATGATTTATAATGGCAGGGGGCATGATAGGAAGGTCTATGCGAGCGGAAAATCGGTTCTAGTCAATGGTAGACCACTTGCAACGGTAGGAGATCCACTAGGACCGCCTTGTAGATCAGTAATTGCTAGCGGTTCAATCAATGTAATGGTTGGCAAATGACCCAAAATATGGTATACTACTCAAGTCTTTAACCGATATCCGAATATGGCAAAGCGTCCTTCACTGACAAACAAAGATATCATCGAATCCAAACCCAAAAAGTCTCGTCAAGGTCTTGGCAAGCACACTAAATATGCTTCTACCAGTCGAAATAAGGCTCGAAAGCGTTACAGGGGTCAGGGATGATCAACTTTTACACTAATTTTTGCTAACATGCAGGGTATTACGCTCATTTGAGTGTAGTACCCTTTTATTTTCGGGATAGCAACCCCGTAAAAAGTTCTGTTTTAATCTATTCTTAGGAGAAAACAGATGGCAATGAACTCAAATCCTGACAGAGACACCAAATACATGAAGGAAATGTGGGGTACTACTAGATTAGTTACCGATTACGTTCCCGAAATGCGAAAAAATGACCCACCCATCGATAGGTACTCACGACCATGTGGAGGTAAGGGTGGTTTTGATGATTATGTGGAGCGATGGCACTAAGATATCCCATATAAATAATACAAAATAGAAGTATAGTGTCATATAATGGCAGATTCCGATAGTATTTTTAGGGCTACGCCTAGATCTTTTAGAGATGTAGGCACAAATTTCAGCAAAAATCCCCTAACTAACGACGTAATCTCTCTCAGAGACGAATCTGCCGTTACACAATCTATTAAAAACTTGATTATGACCAAGTTTGGTGAAAAATTAATGGATCCATCAATTGGTTCTGATGTATATAATATGCTATTCGAACCTCTTGATGCATTTTCTGCTATAGATTTGAAGGATAGGATACTAAATACTATTAGAAATTTTGAACCTAGAGTTGATGTTTTAGATGTTCTTGTGACTGCTATAGAAGATGATGATAGTGCAATAGTAGTTACTCTGACATATAGAATTATTGGAGAACCTCAAATCATTAATAACAAATTCCTATTAGAGAGACCAGTAAATTAATGAAACCATCAAATTTAACTACTCTAGATTTTAATGAGATAAGGGAATCCATTAAATCATACATGAGAACCAGACCAGAGTTCTCTGATTATGACTTCAATGGTTCAACTCTATCGTATTTGCTCGATGTTCTAGCTTATAATACGTATTACACTTCATTTAATGCGAATATGGCATTGAATGAACTATTTTTGGATACCGCAACCATTAGAGACAATGTTGCGAGTCTAGCAAGAATGCTAAATTACGTACCTAGATCAGCAAAGGCTGCTTGGGGGTGTGTGACTCTTCAGGTGCAGACAGAATTCAATCAGACCCAATCATACCCTGGAACTGTCACGATTAAAAAGGGTACGGTTGCTGGTGGAAATAATGGTAGACAGAATTTCACCTTTTCCATCACACAAGATAAAACAGCAGAAGTAGATAAGACAACTGGTATTGCTACCATAGGACCATTTAAAGTTTATGAAGGTGATCTATTAAGTTACACATATACAGTTGATACGACAACAAATCAAAAATTCATCGTTCCTAACGATTGGGTAGATATTGATACTTTGCAAGTGTATGTAAAGCAAAATGCCCAGTCTACAACTGTAGATAGATACAATCTAGTAAAAAATATCACCAACATTGATAGTACATCAAGA